TAATATATAATTATAAATAAATTACGTGAACGACATAAAAACCCCCTCCGCAATGGAAGGGGGAAATATGACTTACACAAAAATCCTTGAAATCGTAGGATTTCGTTAAAGAAAAAAATTGATGAATTTACTCCAAAAATCTTAGGAAAAATATTAGGTTGAGCTACCTAATATAATCTATGTTACTTAATCTTCCTCTGATTCGAATAAATCATTAGATACTTTTGTTAATAATCCTTCGGAAGCATATTTAATAAATACTTGACTAGGACTTCTTTTATATCCTTTATCGTCTATGGGTCTTCTTAATAATACGTCTACTAAAAGAGGTACTATATCTGAGCATATGTATTTATCTCTAAATAGTTTAGGTAAGAAGAATAATCTTAATATATGGAAAAGTACTATAGAAGGATAGTCATATTTTCCTTTAGACGATCTGTGCATTTTGTAATCCATGTTAAGTGAATTTAAATAGGAATTCTTTATTTCTTCTGCTATTTTTACATCAGGTCTATCTTGCTTGATTTCGAATATATCCCATTTACTAGGATCGTCAAAATGCATATGTTCTTGATACTTCCATCTACAACCATTGTCTCTGGCAGATGATGAGTAACATTTACCATCTACTATCAATTCCACATGAGTATAAGGTCCTCTAGATGTAAAAGATATTATTTTGTCATGTAATTTCTTTCTTGGTTTATAAAATGCTATATACAATATATTACCTCCTTTATTCTTTTATTTTAGTCCACTCTCCATTAACCTTTACTTCCAAAGGTCTAAACGTAGCTGTTAATTTATCTATTGCTAGATTATGGTTAAAACCATAACTAACACGTGACTTCAATCTTTGGTTAAAAGTATTTCTATCTAGAGAGTAAGGTTTTAATCCTTCTTGGTCTATATTTCTATAACGGAAAGAATCTTGGTTTATTTCAAATTTAATGTTAGTTAGAACCATATTAGGTTCATTATCTATAGTATAAATAGATCTCTCTCTTTCTGTAGGGTTAGATAACATATTGTCTGAGACATCCTTAGCATATGTAACAGGGTCTCCTAGACGAATATCTTCTACTATATTATTTGATTGAATATAAGCTATTAAATTATCTATTACAGGATTATCCATAATTTGTGTAGATTGAGCTATTTTATAATATTGACCAAACAATCCTAAATTAGCAATAGAAGCGTATTTCTTAATCCCTTCTAAGTCAGTGTATCTATTTACTACTTTATCCACATTATTTTTAACACTATTAGAATTACTTCTTATATTATCCAGATTTCTGTCTAATAAATCTCTTAATATATAATTTATTTTAATACCACTAGATCCGTCATAGTCTCCTAAAGCTCTTATAGGAACAGATGGTCCGTAATGTATTTGAGGTATATATACTAAATCTTCATCAGGTGTCCTAATAGCTCTAGAAAGGAAGTATAATCCTTTATCGTGTCCCAATTTATTTAATGTGCTTTTATCGGTTCTAGTGTTTTTATTTTGTATATAATAATAATTTCCTCTCAAGTCATAACTTTCAAATGATAAATAATTGTCTAGAGTCTTAATTAACTTATCTCCTAGAAATTCACTTAATCCACTAAATATAGTAGGAACATTCATTTTTCTTAATATAGGAAAATCTTTGTTATAAACTGGATTGGCGAATCTAACTAAATCTCCCCCAGGATCTCTATTGTTACGGTACTGAGGGTAACTAATCTGGCCTTTAATAACTCCTCTATCTAAAGGAAGTAAATCAGGATTAAAATCTCCTATATTATTAGGATATCGCACAACAGATATCACATCTATATTACCTATTCTTTTCTTATTAAACTTATTAAAATCGTCGGTTAAACTCATAGACACAGTAGGTCTTACATTCAGTTTACCATTATTTTCTATATAGAAAACATTATCGTTTCCTATATCATCTACATTCTTATTTGGATTATTTCCTATAGAAGTATAATAATACAAAGGAGAGAAATAAGACCTTTTATAGAATAATGTATTTAACTCATCTTCTGAATAATATAAATCGGATATATTATTATTAGTAATTACTTTCTTCTTTAATCCTAATTCTAAAGGAGTAGGTATTTTTTTATCTACTACGTATTTCCATTCGTATATATTTCCACTTTCTGTATAGTAATGGTATTTAACAAATACTTCGGCATCTCTCATTAAATTAGCATCCGTTAAATGAGAATAAATGTCTTTTAATTCATTAGTATCTTTATTAGCGTATAAAGATACTTTTAAAAATCCAGCACCAGATATAGTCTCATTACTTTTAACATCGAAATAATCTTTAATTATTTTAGCATCGTCTACATAATAAATACCTTCTATACCCTTTATATTAGAATAAGTAGGTTGTAGAACAGGATCATTTTCTTTTAATTGTCTTATTCTTCCATATGTCCTTAACATAAGTTACCTCCTTTCTATTAATAATTATTACTAAAATCATCGTCAAATATATCTGCGATATAATGCTCATTATATTTTAATTGTCTATAAGATATTGCAGTAGATAAATTATTTGTATCCCAATAAATTGCTAAAGATGATGTATAAGGGATATTGTCATTTATTCGTCCATTTTCTTTATATTTAGGAAATAGAGATCTAGCCCAATATTTATCATTATTAGCTATATTAAATTGACTAGATTTAGTAAATATACTTTTTATACTATCTAATGTACCTAAAGTTATTTTATTATTATTTAAATAATTTTTGTAATTGATTAAAATATCTCCTGAGAATACATGGTTATTATTTGGAACGTAGTTTACTGACATACTTTCGGTAACATCTAAATCAGTTATATAACCTAACACATTAGAACCTATTACAGGAGCTGATTTCACGTTAGGATTATAGATATCATATATTGCACCTTCGCCAGTTGATGTTTTGTCTTTTATATACTCGGGTGTAATAAATCCTTGTGTAATATTTACTTTAGCTTTAGGATCAATCTTTATACTAGAATAGCAAGGTATCATTCCAGTAAAATATAATTTAGGATTTAACCAAGTAGAAGTTCCTAAAAGATCAATCGTTTCTAAACCTCTCCACCAACTCCATCTATTAGTCTCTTTATTATAGTAACGAGATAAATGATGAATTATAGGATAAGAAATATGTAATCTTTGGAATATTACCTTTTCTAACTCATATACTTCTAATACTGCATTTACTAATAGATTCTTATCGTTAGCTTTCTCATATTCATAATGTAATTCTTTAGATCTAACTTTATATTCTAAATCACCATTATTAACGGCTAATAAATTTCTTTCAAGAAATTCTTTCTCATTTGTATTATCGGATGTATTGGTAGTAGTAATAGAATAGAATCCAGTAACGGTATTTTGATCCATGTCAGTTAATTTAGTCTTTCCTTTATAACGGAATAATTTCTTCTCTATTTTATCGTCTTTACTCATATATTTACCATTAGCATAAGCTTTACTAAATTTAGATAATTTAGTTATAAGCTCACTAGAGTCTGTCATAAAGCTTTCTCTTTTCCATTCAGTGAATTTAAATTCACCTATATTAGTAAAGGTAAGATTTTGTCTAGACACATTAGCATCTTTTTTAGTCGCCATTCTTATATAAGTATAAGGATATCCTTGACATTCTAATTTTTGATATAGAATATCATTTGAATACAGATTTTCTAATATTATAATAATATCTCTTTCTTTATTTCTTTCTACTATACTAGTAGGGGCATCGTTAGTTAACGTATTTTGCGGTAAAATAACTGTCCACACTCCGTTAAATCTTTCATCTGTTAAGGTGTTAAAGTTTTTGTATTCTATTTTACCATGTCCTATAGTTCCTGTCAATATAAATCACCTCCTATATTAACTTGAGGTATTAATTTCCCACTACTATAATACCAACCAAAAGAATTCATTATAGTAGTAATAATCGATCTTCTATGATCTATCTCGTCTAATATGTTATACGAATAATCTCTTATTAATTCACTACACAATTCTTCTGGTTCTATACTATTTATATATCTAACTGAATTATTTGTGTATTTTATATATCCAGTCCCTGATGGTACTAATGCGGCTATCCATCCATTTTCTGGAGCGGATATTTCTAAAGTATTTCCTTTAGATATCCAAGTATTACTATATTGAGGAATTACTTCCCAAGATAATAATCCAGAATGTACCATTGATATATTTTCTCCGATTAAAGGATTAAGATTCTCTGGGGTAGTTCCTTTATATCCTCTTATAGACGATAAGTCATTTTTCCATAAAGGATTTATCCAAGGTAATCTATTACCATTCTCATCTTTATTTCTGTCAAAGAAATCGATCACCTTTTTATTCAAAGATTGAGTTAAAGAAGAATCACAAGAATATTTATGCCATAATAAACTAGGACTAGAATTTGTTCTAGAATAATCATTGTATTTATTATTTATAGTATGCGTAACGTAAATATCTCCTGTCTCATATTCAGTAAATATTAGAGTCTTTTCTATTTCGATGCTGTATATGTCACTATCTCCTAGTAGAAATTGAGAAAATACTTCTAAAATACCAGGTCTTCTACTAGGAGCATTAATTGTAGCTAAATCTATTTCATTGGGTATAGGATTAGGTCTATCGTAATACCCTACAACAACATCTGTTTCATTCTTATTTAAAGTACTAACTGATTTAACTGTAAATAAATTCGTATCATCTTTTAAAGTACCTTCGTATTTATAAGTGAATAATTCAAATCCTATTTTAGGATCAAAAGAGTGGTTATTAGGTGAATTTATATCTAATATACCATCTTCTTTTAATAAGAAATTATCATTATCTGGTATATTACTGACAGAATTAAAGTCATCTTGCGTCATATATACGTCGTCTAGATCGAAGGTTCTGTCATCTTTTTGTAAATCGTGGATTGTTAAATAATAAGACCATTCTCCCCACGAAAATAAATTAGTCTTACTATCAAATTTTCCTGATCTAAAATAAGTTCTTAAAGTAAAGAAAGTAATTTGCTGAAATATAATTCTGTCTTTATCGTCACTATAAATAGTTAGAATACCCGCCTCACCTTCTAGCGGGTATCCTTTATCTAATTTACAAACAGTAGCTGGAAAAGTAGCTACTCCTTCATAGGCTCTTGACCTTAATTGATCTAAATGTAGACCTGTTAGATCTCTTCCGTAAGCGAGAGCTTTAGTAGTCATACTATTATCCCTCCTTTGGTGTAGAAGGTGCTTTATTTTCCATTATCTTAGATATTCCATTTTCGTCAGATGGAGTTAAGTTCTTAGCTTTAATAAATGCTTTGATATCGTTTATTACTTTAGCTACAGTAGCAACTTCCTCTATCTGTTTCTTAAGATTTCTTAAAATTATTACTATATAATTAGCTTCTATATATTGTAATTTAGGCAAAGAAGTTTCGTTCTGCACATTTAGTATCAACTGCTCCATACCTACTTTAACGTAAGACGAATAAATTGTTATAAATTGAGATAACACTTTAAGGATTTCATCGGTTACTTGTTTTTGCACTAACCAGTCACACGTTCCTGTTGCCGTTAATCTTTTTTTAGTTGTAGGATCTTCTTTAAACAATTTTAGTGCTCTCATTTCTAAAGGAGCATTCGTTATCATCGTAGATATTATTAATAAATCATTTTCTGGAGTGTTTCTAAAAGGTTGACAATACTCGTTACCAAATATATCGTGATAGAAGCCGTGGTGTTTAATGTCGTCTTCGCTGTTAGCTATTAGATGAATTATTTTGTTCTTATATTTTTCCAAATTTAAGTCCATAGTGTTGGTGATAGGATTATAATCTTTTGTAGCATCGTTATCAAATATATGGAATGCATTTTCAAAATACTTAACTACTTTCAAAGATCTATCTTGATAATAATAGTGGACGAAGTCTTTATTTGATACTTCTGTGTAATAGAAATTTTCATCATCTGTCCCCTTAAAATCCACTCTAGAAAAATCGTTAGTTTTCTTATCTATCATAATAAATACATTAGATTCGACGTATTTAGGTCTATAGTTATCTTTCTCGTCTATTATTATTTTACCAAATCCTTTATCTATATCTTCCTTATGTACTGACTCTAATACGGATATAGCTACAGTGTCTATTACAGTAACATCATTATAGGCTATTAGCTGCTTAGCAGAATTATGGTATAAATAAATTTTGGCCATTTATTATCCCTCCTTTATTAAACGCTCTAACTCGTTATAAGCGTCTTGTCTTATAGTTGACGCTTTAACTTCAGCTTCAGTAACATTAGTAATAGATTGTATATTATTAGAGACATTATTGACTGCAGTTTTTACGTAAGATTCGTATTTTATTATTTTAGCAATCATATTAGAAAGAAATTCATCAGAAATTGATTTACCTTTAATGACGTCATATTGTAACGGGTCTCTTGTAAATTCTCCGTCTATATAACGATAAAGCTTCAATTCTCTCTGTTCTATTGGTATATCATTTTTAAGTAGCTGATAATAAGATCTATCTTCTAGAGATCTAAATGGTTGTAAATAACTTTTACCAGCTATAGTATATACAAATCCTCTGTCTCTTATGTCGGCTTCCACTGCTTCCGGATGTATGTGACGTTTTATACGATTTAGTACCATATTTGTGTCTAACACCATAGTCTTACTTTTTGGATCAAATATATGATCCTCTATAAATGGAACCTCATGAAATTGATCGTCCCAATATAATATAGTGGCTTGTCCTATAACCGCACTTCTTCTCATAGACCAGAAGTCCCATTCCTTTAAAGTGATTTCTTTGACTTTATACGGTGCTTCTACTTTATCTGGGTCGTTAGTCATATGAAATTGACCACTCGTTTCATCATACGCTATAGTAGTCATTAAAGGCTCATATTTCAGTTCATTATTTTTAAATACAATATTCCCATATCCGTTTTGTATATCCAACTGATGCTCGTTTTTTAATTCTTCCATTTTTTTACTATCTATTAATGTATACATATTATCGTCTAACAATTCGATAGAATTATACATCTTATTAAATACATACATTTTTATTCTCCTTTCTTTATCTAAAATCTCTGTAGAATAAGGCTCTTATACCACAAGTTCCTGTATTGTAGAATGTATCATAGCTGTAACTACTATCGTCGTCTCCTGTATCATTGGCTCCTCCTCTACCACTATGACGACCACCACCTCCGCGTTCTATAGTGACTATATATCCTTTAGAAGATCCTATGGTGTTGAAACCACCACCGCCGTCATAATTTAATACATATTCTACTTGCTCATCTGATGCTATACCTACCCACGATCCAGAATGACCTCTTACTATCTGTACTTGCATATTGTTACCAGAACCTATATCGCCATCACCGCCGTGTACATACCCCCATGCTTCAAAGAAATCTTCACCAATTCCACCACTCCATTCGTTTTCGTTAGGACCTGGCTCGATAGCTCTTTTCCAGTTCATATCCGATCTAACTAAAATTGGTTCGTGAAAATGTCCCGCATTATAAACTGTCGCACGTTCATGACCTGGGCAGAATATATGCATTCTTCTAGACGTATCACCTAATAGCACTCTTCTCCAGTTACCACCGTCCCATATACCCACCAATCTAGTGATTTCACCGCCAGCATGTAAAGTAAGTACGGCTGGTATACCAGAGTTATTAAACCAGTGGAAAAAAATGCTATTGTTTCTAGAAAAAATACCCCTAGTAGTAAGCTGTCCTTGGAATAAAACATCTCCATTTCTAGGAGCCAATTCGTCCTTTCTTTCTAAAGGTACTTTGGAATTTATCTGAGATTTTATATCAGTGTCGTCGTAAATAACGTTAGGTCCATTGTCATTCCAAGTAGCTGAAGCTCCCCTTACCGAAAGAAAATACTCCTTGCATTTATCTCTTAGGGATATTTCGTTATTTTGTATACCTCGCGTTCTTAATGCCTTTTGTTCGGATAACGTTTTCTTCTGTGTATATAGAGTATACGGGTCTAAGGATTCAGGGACAGCAGTATCATTTCTCAGAGCTGTTTCAAACTCATCGTTCTGATCTTTTTTAATTATTCTACGTTGTATTCCTGCTGGTGTTCTAATTTCTTGTATTAATATATTTTCTCCGACAATAATCTTGTACAGATTTTTATCTTCATCCTGTTCTCTCCTAGGTATTGTCGTGTCCCCCTCTAAGATAGAGGATAGATCATTTGGTAGCTGATTAAAGTTTTTTTTATTAAATAGCACGTCAAAAGGTTTATCATTTTCATCTAATATATAATATCCTGGGGAAGAAAATAAGGTAGATAAAGACGTTCCTATTTTCTTCTCACTTACACCAATAGTCTTTAACATCTCGTCCACACCCTTCTCAATGAAATAGACCATGCACCATCAAAGTTTAAATTACGATTTCTACCGAATTTTCTCTTACACACTGGACAATGTGATTTAGGGTATGAGTCTCCGTCAAATTGTATCCAAATTCTGCAATGTGCAGAATGATTCCAGTGTATAGCACCGTGAAAACAATGAGCGTGGAAATAAACACCAGGTATGACTCTTATTGGCTCTAGGTCTTCGTAATTTTGATTTTGAAAATTTATACAGCATTGTATTAGGAATTCTGGTTTTCCATGTAAATCAGCTGGAACTGTCCAATCTCTTATAACAGCGGCTCCTGAATCAAATATCATTCTCCATGTCAAATCATCTCTAGTTATAACTTCTTGCCATCCTGGAATTCCTCCTCCCATGATTACAGGCTTATAGTTAGAGAATATTTCAGATCTATCGTGATTTTGTCCAGCTTCTCCTATCCTAACACCCCTATCGACTGTATAATTTCCATGATATCCTATTATATTTATACTAGCATGCCCAGTCTGATTTAATAAATTATACATATGGACGATATTATTGTAGTCATTATTCTCATTCCTGAATGGAACATGTGCTGGTAATGTTTCAGGTGGCACTCTTGTACCTTGTCCATTCCTATGATAGTATCTTAGGTGATGCGGTCTTTTAAAATTTAAATGTCCTCTACCAGTATTTATTCTAGTAGTACCTACCCCCCAAGTTGGACCATTTCTAACATCATCGCCGTTATTGATCATATAATCATTAACGAGAGTTGCCCTTGTTAGTTTTTTGTCTATTTCTTGGTTATGCCACGTATCGTCGAATGGTGTTAAATACTTCCTAACTAATTCTACGATCTCATCTATTCTAAATAATCCAGTATCTTCTATACCAGACGACCTATGGTCATTTGATAAACTAATAACTTCCCAGTCCGTCATTTGTTCTGGTTTAGCTAACGGTTTTAAATTCGCAGATCCTAGTTTAGTTAATATGTAATAAGATTTCCTATATACTTTATTCTTCGTGATATATATCATTTCACCGTAATTTTTTCTTTTTAGTATAAATAAATACCCAGGTGTACTAGTAGGATATCCCTGGAGTGTATCTGGATACATGCATCTATATCCTTCTCCTGACTCATATTGGAATAAGCTATCCAATTGTATATTCCTTGGAATATTTTTTACACTACCTAAAGTTTTGATCATTTATTTCTACCCCCTTCCATATAACCAAATGTGACAACCTGAATTATTCCACACGTGTACTGCATTATTATTGGTATCTACCCACACTCTGAGATCAGGGTATTGTTCGTAAAAAGCCATTAGTCTAAAACTTTGGCTACCGAATCCTGCATCGATTGGAACGACAAACGACGTTTTCCATGCTCCGTTGGCTGGATGTCTAACAACTACCATCACTTCTCTCCATTGATTAGCATTATGCGCCCATACATCTCCGCCTTCAGTTATATATTTCCATCTCATATGCCATCTATTCGCAATATCTTGTCTTATATTGTTACCGACCCATTGTAATCCGTATATATCTCTACCGTCAGCGTAAAACAATGGAGCACCATCATGAAAATGTTCGTCGCCTAAGTATGTATTATTTCTATCTTGTTGTATTACTCTAGCATTACGAACACCAGGTGTCTCAGAATAAATCCCAACCCCTGCTTCAACTAATATATCGGTCATTTGTCTCCATATACCATTGTCATTGATTATACCTGATGTCGTACCGAATCTTTTCTTTAATCTTTGATTAAATTCCTCCCAAGTAGCTCTTTCGTTTATCTTAGTTCTTATTGGACGATCGTCGTATCTAGGAGCATACACTTCAGCAGCTTTTAACAATAAATCATCGTCGGCAAAAATCAAATCGTTAGCGTAATTATGATATACGGTTAACTCATTATTTTCCCATACCCAGTCATTCCATTTATTGTTGTCATATATTCTCATAAATACCATTTTGTCTGGTAGTCTATAAAATTTCTGCATACAGAAGTCTTCGGCTTGTGATACTGTATTTTCTAATATCCCTGTTATTACACGTTCACCTATACCAGAAAGATGCTCATATGTCGGTCTGAACAAATTTTTGATAAACGTTATATTTTCTTCTGAAGCATACTTTGGTTGTAATTCTCTTAATTTCGAATATAATCGACTATCATCATTCATTATTTTATACAATAGATGACTATCGTCTGGATAATTATTGAAGCTATTTACGACATTGGGATCCTTTATTTCGTAGAATCCATTATGTTGGTTTTTTACTAAATCATTTAAATTTGTATTATTTAGTATACCTAAATAACCTACTGCAGAAATCATCGGTTTTTCACCTCCTAAAAAACAAATAAAAAATCCCACCCCTCATTTAAGAGAGATGGGAAATATATTATATTCTACTAGCTTGATATAAAGTAATTGCTCCGTCAAAATCAGTGTTGGCTATAGAAGAGAATCTCATATATGTATCAAACGATGTGAAGTTGTTTCCTAGTTTATTTCTTAAACCGAAGCAAACAAATCCATCAGTTGACAAATACAACTCTTCTACTTCTACAGGAGATCCTGCTAGAGCATTTATTGAGTTTATTTTTTCTAAAGTAGTAGTAGCATTATTGAAGTTAATTGATCCAGAAAGTATTATATTAATAGCTCCTGGTAATTCACCTTCAGTATATCCGTCTAAATAGATATTAAATCTTTTAGAGTCTACTCCAGATTTACAAGTTATATTAGTTTTAAAGTACATTAGTCCTTCGTCACCTAGAGTTTCTTGGTTATGTGTGTGTACTAATTTTCTAGGTATAGAATTATTAGTAGCATATCCTGTAAAGGAATATAAAGAAGACTTTTGAAGTTTTAGTAACTCAACTTTTAAAGCTGCTAATAAAGCGTCTATCTCTTTCTTAGTATAGTACATAGAAATATCATAGAAATATTTCCATTCACCTTGTCCATTATTAATCGTAAGTATTCCCATAACGAAAGGATTAGTATCACTTCTATTATCACTCATAGTAAGATATCTAAAAGATCTTATTTCTGCTCCTTTTTTATCGTCTGCTATAAGTATACCTTCATTTCCTTTTGCTATATTAGAATCTATTCCTAAAACAGTTTTTTCTTGAGCAGAAGTTAATTTATAGAATCCTGCATCTAAGTTATTAAAGTTATTTAAATTAAATCCTGTCCCTGATATAGCAGTTGCTATAAATCCTCTATCTTCTCCTAGTACCATACTATATAATTCTTTACCTTTAGCCGCTGACAATACTTCGCTTCCTGTACCAGTAAATGTGTTATTTATTTGGTCACGGAATAATATTGTTCTAGAACTAGTTTTAATAGCACCATTGATTATTCCATTTAAAGATACAGTACCATCTTTAGCCATCGATATTTGAATACCTGACGGTGTATTAACTGTTGTTGTTAAAGTAGCATTAGACGATATCGTAAATACTCCTAAATCATTATTGCTGTCTATATTTACTATATCATATCTTAATATATTTTTTAAGCTATTAGCTGATAATTGGTTAAAGTCTTGTAAAGTATTGAATCTTTCTCCTGGTATATTAAATTTAGTATTATTAGAGAAAGTAATACTTCCATTAACTACTTCTAATCCACCAGCATTTATAGTTACTTTTCCTCCTATAGGTCCACCAGCTTTATCATATTTAGTATTCATGTCATTTGTGTAAGTCGTTGTCTCTACTTTTCTATTTAGTAATGGAGTAATTTGTTGTATACTATAATATTTAGTAACAAGATCATTCGCTATAACGTCAGTATCTCTTTTAAGAGCAAATTGAGACGTTGTTATTCCGTCCGTCCATTTAGGAACATTTTTGGAAGCTACATTTATATTCACTAAACCTGTATCTCCTAAAGACATTGTACCGTCAGTAGATACTCCTACTATAGATCTATCTCCACTATGAGATTTAATTACATTAGTATTAACAGATGCTAAAGTCGACGCTCCTTGAACCTTAAGTGTTGATTTAATTGTAGTGGCACCTGTTATCTCTCCACCTTTTTTATCAAATTTAAGATCCATGTCTAAGTTATTAGGAGTTATACTCCAATCTGACCAGTTACCATTATTTCTATTTCTTATATATATTCTACTAGAATCATTTTCATCCATAAATGCTATTTGCATAGCATGGTTACCGTCTATAGCATATGTATGTATATATCCCTTACTATTATTTATAGGATATCCACTAGCTTTATTACCAGACGTGATATAATACCATCCTGATTTCTTAGGATCATATATAGTAGATAAATCAGTAACAACTCCACGTTGTGCTAATGATCCTCTATATTCCCATGAATTTCTTAAATCGTAAGCTGTTATCCAAGGATTAGCAGTACCGTCTTCATCGAACCAAGTCGGTTTACCTTTAGAATAAATTCCTAAATTATAGAAATTAGCATCTCCTATAGATATTTTAGTATTTTGAGAAGCTGTTGATCCTTCATAAGATATTATATTACTTTCACTAACGATATCAGGAGATGTAGTTCTAATATACCCAGAAGTATTACCCATTACTATTTTAGAAGATATAGCTTTTCCTATGACTTTTAAATCATTTTCAAACTTACCTTCTTTCTTTACCGATAGATTATTGAGTGTAGTAACGTCTTGTATTTCTTTAATAGCTTTCTGCCATATACCATCATCTACAAACGCGGGAGACGAATATAGTTTAGAATATTCATTTCCATCTGTTCCGTATAATTTGGCATGAATATTTTGAGATTTATCTTTATAAGATACCACAACACCATTTACTGGAGTATTAAAGATTCTATCTATATTTTCGGTAGTAGTAGGTTCTACTTTACCTACAGTCTCTAAATATATAGCATTATCTTTCATTCTCTTAGTAGCTTCTTTAAAGAAAGTAGGAGAAGTGTTATATCTTAATCCTATTTCTGCATTAGTAAATTTTAATTCTTTATACGAAGCGTATACATTATCTTCAGATACAACGTTTTTAACTAGATTGTGTAGTTCGTCTAGATAAGTTTTTAAATCTCCTCTATTTTCTGATCCACTTCCTATAGATGTCCATTGGTGATCAACTAAAGTAGTTTTTGTTTTAGGAAGTACTATTTTATACGTAGAATTATCTCCTGTTAAAGAGTTATCTATTACAGTAATATTTCCTTCTATAAATTTAGGACTATTCCAATCTAACGTTCCTCTCTTAATATAAGCTCTAGAAGGGTCAGATTCTAATTTAACTAAAGAGTCAATTGGATTATCGGTAACCCTAATAGAATTCCTAATATGGTCAATAATTACATCATCGTATTTACCTTCTATACGGAATATATTATGAGATCTGTCTTTAGAGTATAATCCTTTATTATTTAGATCTATTATTAATTCTCCTACACGAGCATTATCTCTGTCATTGTAATCTCTTAATACAGATAATAATCGTCCTGAATCTACAAAGTTAGATAAGAAATTATTATTACCTAACTGTACTGACTGAGCATTAGTTGCTATAGCGTAGTTAGCAAATATTTTTTCTCCTGGTAAAGAAGAATTTAATACTCTATATCCGTCAGGTATTTTTCTAATAAGAATGGATCTTATATAAAAAGAAGTAAATCCTGAGGTATTACTAGAAGTAGCCCCTACTGCAAGTCTAGCTAAGTTCATAGAGAATCCGGCGTTAGTATCAGTTCCGTGTATATAAGAAAGTGTACCGTCATCTAGTACGTATCCTAATCTTATACTAGAATTAGTACCTTGTCTATCTACTTGGATAAATATGGTCTTTTTATCCATTTTAAATTGCTTAGGAGTATCTACATTTCTTATTTTTAATTTAGTAGAATCTATATAAGCTCTAGATCCATCTACCTCGGTTCCATAAGAATCAGATGATGGTTGAGATATATCATTTCCTAAGAATACTAAATAAGCTTTGTCTTGAGGATCTTCTACATATAATTCTATATAATACTTACCATCAGTATTAAATGCAAATTGAGTTAAAACGTGTCCCCAATCTGCTGTGTTAGTTAAATCTATTTTAGTAGCTTTAGATTCGTTTTCTATAGTAGCTCCTGCTTTAGTTATATTATTTTCTTTAGTAAATTTAAGACCTGTACTTTTACTTCCGTCTATAGCAGATAAAGTCATAGTACGAGCTAAAGCTAAATCAGCATCGTTTGGATGAAGCCATATCGTATTATTATTCCAATTAGTAGGAGCTTCTTCGGATACCTTTATTTGCTCTACCAATCTTTCTCTTAAATAAGTATTAACTGTCCCTAACAATCTTTGGTCTTCTGGTCTAGGACCTTGTTTTAAATAAAGTTCGTTATTCCCGTTAATATATAATTCTCCATTAGCAGCTTGAGCTACATCAATAGAAGGAGTTACCTTAATTCTATTCTTATATACTATGTCTGCTAAAGTAATTGTATTACCAGAACTATCTTGACCTAAATTTACATTCTTAGCATGAGTTATAGGTAATATAGAAGTCCATTGCCAGTTACCTGGTGTTTTTTCGTGCTGTATAGCAATATAAGCATTAGCTGCATTTTCTGGTTCTACATACACTAATGCTGAATTGTACCATATTGTACTTTTATCGTAATTAGTCGGAGTTACATTTCCTATAACATGAGCTCTAGATAGATGTTCTAGAAGATCTATCTTACCTTGCCCTACAACAGGAGTAACCATTTTAACTCCTGGTCTACTAGGATCTTCTACTACAAAATAAAGTATATTTCTAGATCTATCCGCTACTAGTTCTCCTAGGTTTCTTATTTGTAAAGCATTAGGATCAAGTTCAGGAACTCTTAACCCGTTTAACATTACACCCATTTCATTCCTCTCTTTCTTTAATAAGATAAATATTTTTTATAAAAAATACACAAAACTATTGGTTTTGTAATATCTCCGTCTGTTTTACCCAAAAACGTAGGGGAGTATAAAACATAAGAGAAAGGTAGGTGAAAATAGATGTGTTATAAGTCTGAACTACTTAAGAGATTAGGAGATTTAGAACAAGAAATCGAACTAAATAAATCTTTACTAGGAAGAGCTAGATTGAATATTACCGTAATGGAAAAGAAGACTAACGACAAAGGTGATTATGATCTATTATTAGAAGTAGTAGAAAACTTTATGAAAGCTAACTCTTCTAAAAGAGATGCGGTTAATGAATTATTAGCGGCTATGAGAATGGGAGAAAAGACTTTAGCTGATCTACAAGAAATAGAAATGAGTAAGGACGAATATAAGAGACTTGGTCATTTAATAAGGTTATATAAAAGTAGTCCTTATAAAAGTGTAGATTTAGATCAGGAGCAGGCTGCTATATATCTTTCTATTATAGAGGATAAGATTAAAGAAGCTATAGAATTTACTAAAGGAGAAAGATCTGGAGAAGCTAAGAACGAAGAACCACTTAAAGAAGAAATAAGAGAACAAGTAATGGATGAAAAGGTCGAAGAAGGAATGACTGATCCTGAGGCGATTGGAGAGGCGGCTGACCTAGTTGCGAATACTATAGCTGAATCGCTTAATAACAAGGATTTATTAAATGAGGCTTGGTCTTTACTAGATGATTTTATTACTATATTATTAAATAATCTACGTAGAATGATCAAGTAGGAACTCTGCCCATTTAATTTCTTTTATAAAAGAAAAAGATTATTTTAATTAAAAAATTTTTAAGGAGGTGCCATAATGGCAGATTTTGAAAAAGACTACTTAGAAAACGAAGACGTTGAAGTAGAAGAAACAGATGTTGAGGATGAAACACCTGAAGAAGAAGAAGGAGAAGAACTTATCTCTGAAGATATGCAAGAAGCTTCTGATAATATCGAAGCAGCTCAAGCAGAAGAAGACGCACAATATGACGAAGCTGGAGAACCAATTGAAGGAACTGAAGCAGCTGAATATGCAGAAGAACAAGACAATTGGGATAAAGCAGTAGAAACTCCTGAAGGAACTGACGTTCCAGTTGATTTCGAATTTATAATTCAAAAAGGTGAAGATGGATTCCAAGAAGGAAATGATATGATCGACTTAGTTGGCCCATCAGATAACTCAGACTACAACGCTATCGTAGTAGAAAACGAAGAAGGGGTAATTACATTACCTGATGAAGATGGTGCATTTGTTACTCAAGATCTTACTGGTTTAGGAGACGACGACCAAGATGAGATCGAAAATACTTCACTTGATTCAGAAGAACCTTTCGGACTTGACGGAGAAGGATCAGATGCTGGTGCTGAAGATTATCCAGAAGAATCTGGTATAGAAGTTACTGGAGAAGAATTAGACGAAGAATTCTAGTTTTAAAGAAGGAGATTTATAATGGAGAAAAATGATAATTATTCTAAAGAAGGAATGATGATTAATTTATTAGTCTATAATATCTCTAATGATTTAATTACTGGGCTTCTTAAGAGTCAGAAACAAGTTTTCTCTACTTATAAACAAAAGATGATCGAGTTAACGAAAAAAATAGACAAGGATTATAAGCACCTCAGTATCGAATACTGGGGTACTTCTTCCACGTTTATGGGATACGATCCATTCTTCTTGGAAAAAACTGGAGAAGACTTCAATTTCTGGTTAAACGAGATAAACAACATTATCTTTGATTTAATCGAAAGAATTCTATCGTTCATAGAAGAAGATACTAAGAAAGAGGATATGAGAAAATTAAGGGAATTTCAAGATAGTCTAGACGACATAATTAATAACCTACCGTCAGATTATGATATAAAAAGAAATTTCGTTCAACAAGGTCCTCAAATACTAGATTTTGGTGCTAAGAAAAAACAAGTAATCGGAGAATGGTTTGTTGACGTAACTAATGGAATGAAGAGACTAGATGAAATAATGCTAGGATTGGAGACATTAGTTAATAGCATTACTTTACTAGTAAACCATCAACAAAAGTTATCCATTAGACAAAGTTACTTGTCAGGTATTAGAAGTAACACTGAGAAAATCTTCTTAAGTGTTAATCTAGATATGACTAGATTCTTCTCATATGAAATCAAGATTAGAAAAATAGTTGAGACTAGACTTAAAGCTATGATGAAATGCAGTATGTTTAGATTCGGTAATTACTTAAAGTGCTTACAGCTAGTTAATAAAGATATTGAAACAATGAAAGGAGTGCTAAAATAATGAAAATAAATACTATTAGTAATAGTAGTGGTACAGTCCATATGTCTAGAGCTGGTGTCACACACGATATTATTAAAAATACAGAAAGATATTTAGATAGTAGTGCTGTACAATTTATTGACGCTACTCCTATTATATGTGATTACTATTCTACTGATAAATTAGCTAGTGTGGTAGGTATAGGTGATAAAACGACATTTGGTGCTTTTAGTGGAGCTACTAAATATAAATATATTAAAGATATGGTGATATACGGATATCCTGAAGAAAAGAATACAACTATAGATCAGAATGAGCAAATGAATACTAAAGTAGATTTAGAATCTATTACAGCTTTAGTACTTCCTAATACACTTAATTGTGTAGTGGGTGATAGGCTTACTCTTAAATTAGAAAATAATGCTATATGGTATAAAGTAGATTCCGTAGAACCAGTTACATTTCATAATAAACCTTATTTCAAATTAGAATATAGTTTAGACGATACATTAAAAGAACAAAATTGGACTTTGGAACACTTAAAAAACAAAGGTCTAGTCACTAAAGAATATATTTTCGTACAAGAGAATATAGGAACAGATTATAGTCCGTTTTTAGAAGAAGTTTTTTATAAGAAAATCAATACTATTAGGGAATTAAGAAAAGACCTTAATGATTTATTTATTGATTATTTTTATAAAGAGTTTATGAATATGCTAGTGTGCCACGAAGCTGACAAGGACGGAGATTTAAAAGAAGATAGATTAGAGTATTATCCGTTCGTAGTTGATCTACAAATGGAATATAAGCCTCTGTATGTCTTCGATATTAATATGATTTTACATCACGAAGAATTGTTATCTATCAATAGTAAGACTAATTTTAAAAGACATCCTATTAGAAAATTCTTTAAGAGAGAAGAGAATGATTTAATTAATGGAGAAGATGTTAATCCTTTAAAATTCTTTAAATACCAATATGTAAATAATCCAGCTTGGAGTGAATTTAAAATTGAATCTTATATGAATTCTACGGATATGTATAAAGTATTCGATTATAATAAAGGTAGTAGAAGAGAAGAGGTTAATATAGAAATACCTTCTGAGATTAAAAAATTGATGTTAAAGTATTTTAAAAATGAGCTTACAATAGACGGAGTAATAACATTCTTAAAAGAATACGATATAGAGGAATTAAATGGCAGCTATTTAATTGGTACTGTTATAGGATTAATTATAGTAGAAAGAATATTTGAAGAATCTATTAGTATATATAAAATAGAAAGATTTTATTAATCCTTTAAGAAAGGAGAGAGAATGAGTAAAATATTAACATATGTAGCTAGTAATACATATGATGAAGTAGAGCTTAAAATGTATCCTGACGAAGAACCTGTATTGAGAGATGCAGATGAAATCGAAAGATTAATTGTTCAAGGACATTTAGTTCAATATAGAAAAGGTACTATGTCTATGGATTTGGATTTAGAAAAGTTTAATACTTTAGTAAAGCCACTTTATATAGATGAGACACCTGTTAATAACGTAAGTAATTTTGACGATATATTAAACAGTATAGCTCCTAGTATAGAACCAGGAGATGTCGTTGAATCTAACACCACAGCGATTCCTGAAGATTTCCCTACAGAAGTTAGTAAAGGTATAGACAAGATAATTACACCTGAACCTGCTCCTGAAGAAAAGAAATCTGAACAACCAGTAACAATTGGAGGAGCGCCTGTAGATAAAAATAAAAAGAAAAAAGAAGGAGGGAGTAACTAATGGCTAAGATCAAAGTATCTATCGCACAAGATAAAATCTATATACCTCATATAGGAGCTTGTACACCTATATTTAATTATGACTTACCAGAAAAAGTAGTAGCTGATTTATTAGCTCAAGGAGTGCAGGTTACTGCACCAGATGGTACACCTATGGTATATGATCACGCAACAAATAAACCAAAAAAAGGAAAAAAACCAGGTTTTAAAAAGACGGTTACACCGTCTGGACCACCTAGATCAGGTGGAGGACCAGCTGGATCACCTCCAGGTGGTTCACCTCAACAATAATAATTAAGGAAGGAGATATAAATGTTAAAAATAAATGATTTAATAACTAGCGGGGAAAGTATGTCCGTTAGAAGACCAAACAGAAGAAGTGCTTTCTTTGAATCTGCTTCCATCATGATTCAGGGTAAGGAATTAAATTCTAGATGGGATACTTTTAATCTTACTAGATTTATGGCGGCTAGTGAAGCTGGTCCTGATAATCCAGCTGGAGGATCTGATCAGAAAACTACAAAAGAAAAATCTACTGGAATTTGGGCTAAGGCTAAAAACCTTGCTAAGAATACTTGGGAATGGATCAAACGAGTATTTAAAAGATTCAGAGACTGGTTAGTAGATACTTGGAAAAAGATTAAAAAATGGGCGACTGAACTATTTAAGAAAAAAGGTAAGGAAACTAAAGCGGAAAATAAAGAAACAGTAGCCGAGGTAAATAAAGCTACTGAAGATATTAAAGAAGCCGCTACTAATCTTGATAAAGAAACAGCAGAAAAAGCTACTACGGTAATAACTGAAGTAGTGGAAGAATTAAAGAATAAAGAACCTGAAGATGTAGTTGAAATAATAGCTGAATCTAAAGATTTTGTTGAAAGCTCGGTAAAACTAGCAGATAAAGTTATTGCTACAGCAGAAAACGTGTTAAGAGATCCTGAACAACCCACTGCTGAGGATAAAGTAAAGGCTATTAAAGATTTAGGAAATAAAGTGCTATCACTTCAATCCTTTATTAATAATGCTGTCGCTAACTCTTTGAATAGAGAAGGTAGACAACCAGACCTAAACGATACTAAAAAAGACAGTAATTTAGGAAATAGAACAGAAAGAAGAGCTACGAATAAAAAGAAGAAAAAATAACATATATTACCCTCCCCGTCTGAGGGAGGGTTTTTATGTCATTCTCGTAATATTATAATAAGGAGGTAAACAGTGTTAAAGATAGACGAACTAATAACATCTTCCGAAAGCGTAAGAATATCTAAAAATAAGAAAAGATCTGCTTTTTACGAAAGTGCATTTCTTACTATAGATAAAAAAGAGATATCATCTAGATGGGATAATTATAATCTTACTAAATATATTTCTATAGCAGAATCTGCTAACGTTAAAGATGGAGAAATATTTAATGAAGAAGACGTAGATACTAGTAAAATGGAAGATGTAACCGATAGTACTAATAGTGCTAGTAAATCTTCTTCTACTAAAAAAGAGAATAAATTTACTTCTAGAATTAAATCTTTATTAGAAAGAACTAAGAAATGGATTAAGACTATTTGGGAGAAGATTAAGAAATTCTTTAAAGCTTTATGGAAGAGAATAAAAAGTTTATTTAAAAAGAAGAATAAAAAAGATGACATTATACCGTCTACAAATTCTGCTGATGATATAATAAAAGGTAATATATCAGATTTAGCAGAAAGAGATGACTCTACTCCTAGTTCATTAGGAGAAGAATATAATATGGAAATAAAAAAAGCATCAGGAGATATAAGAAAATTATCTAAAATATTAAAAATAGAACCTTTAAGAAAAGATGATGTTTTAAAGTTATTAGACATGAATATAGGTACATTGAATAGACTAGAGTCTTTACTTATGAGAATAAGAACTAATGCGAATGCTTTACCATATATATTATTAAAAGACGATAAATGGATGGATGACTTCCAAAACAATGTACTAGATCCTATAGATACTATAATAAACAGTAAAACTTGGGAAAGTGATCCAGAAATCGTTAAGAAAATGTCGGAACTAATATCTGGTCTTAAGAATGTACAAATGAGATATAAAGTAATATTAGATACATTTAAAATAGATGATGCAGAAATAGTTAAATAATAAGGAGGTGAATTATGTTAAAAATTAACGAATTAGTAGCTTCTGGAGAGAGTTTGTCTATTAAAAGATCAGCTAGAAAAAGAAGATCATCTTTCTACGAATCTGCTTTTTTTATAGTTGGTGATAAGATACTAAAAACTAGATGGGACGCTTATCAACTAACTAAAATAATTTCTGGAGAATCAAATAAATTTGGTGATAAAGTTAAGAAATTATTCAATGATACAGTAACGTGGATTAAAAAAGTTTGTAAATGGATATGGAGAAAAATTAAGAAAATAGGTAGATTCTTTAAATATTTATTTACTGGTAAAATAAAAGACTTTAAAACAGATGAAGCTTGGCAAGAAGCTGCTGAGAAAATGGCAGATGCTGTAGAAGACGCGTTCAAGGAAATGAACACTAAAGAGTTTCAGAGCAAAGTTGCTAAGGAGATGGGTGATCTTTACAATGATGTAATAAACGAGATGGAAGATACTACGACCACTATGAGGGATAAATCTAAGTCTTATAAAGAACAGGCCAAATCTATGGACGACTTTTTAAATAACGTGTCTAAAGCTACAGAAGATATAACAGATTATGTAGAAAAGAAAGAAAGAGAAGTAGTAATAGACGAAGTAGTTGAAGCAGAAATTTTGTCTGCTAGTCAAATGGCTTCTAGTATGCAGAAAGCTACCAAAAATATCGGATCTACAGTTTCTAATATGGCTGACGCTATAAGGAAAAATAGAGATGTAATATTTGACAGAATGGACAAGAGACAAGAAGAAGTAGATAAGAGGGAAAGAAACTTTAACGAAGAATGGAAGCAAAACCGAGAGGAAGCAAGAAAGTCGTCTGATGAATTCAATAAAAAATTTGATGAGAAACTAAAGGAGCACGACAGAGATACTGATAAGATGATAAAAGAATTAAATGATATACTAGATCAATTATAAGGAGGCGAAACGATTTGTTAAAGACTAATGAACTTATGACTTTTGCTGAGAGTTCTTTAATTACTAGACCAGTTAGAAAAAGAAGTGCTTTTTCAGAACAAGCTTCTCTAATAATAGAGCGTAAAAGTCTATATCAAGATTCTAAAGAATTACAATATAAGATATTTATTAATTCTAGAACATACGGGGAAGCCACTAAAACTAAAAAAGAAGGATTTCTTACTAAGGTATTAAATATTATAAAAGCTATATTCGAAGCTATAGCTAAAGCATTTGGTAACTTCTGGAACTGGTTAAGAAAATTATTTAAAAGTAAAAAACTTACTCAAGCAGAAGAAAAGATATCTAAATTAGAAAAACAAATAGCTGATCTTAAAGCTGAGATAAATAAAGTAAGAGAGAGAGGACTTAATTCTGTTAGAAATATAGCTAAAGAAAAGAAAAATCTTCAAAGTGAACTAGCTTCTACTAAAGAGAATGCTAAAAACAGAGAAGAAAAAATGAATGAAGTTATTATTAATCTACAAAAGAGAGTAGAAGAAAAGCAAGCTTTTATCGAAAAATTACAAAGCAAACTAGATAAAAGAAAAGGCTCTACTAATAAAGGTAATAATAAACAAACTCCTAAATCGGCTAATAAACCAGTCAAAAAAGAAGATAGAAGTGACAATCCTAGACTTAGAGAATGGATAAAAACTCTTAGAACAGTAGCAATTAAATGCAACGATACAGCAGGCGTTATATTACAATTCTTAAGCAGTAATAAAGAAACTTTGATGAATTTACCGGAAGAAGGTATTAAGAAAATAGGATCATATACATTAAACGGAGAGAAAAGCGAAAGTCCAGCTTATTTAGACGCAGCCAATGAAGCTTTTAAAAAGTTCTCTGATATGTCAGGTTCTATTATAAGTGATATAGAAGAAGATATAATTTATTTAGGAAAAGATGACGCTAACGAAATAATGGAGATATTTAGAGATATTAAATACAGATCAGCCGTAGGATTCCAAAATATTTCTAAGCTAACTTACCAAACAATAGAAAACCCTGAGCCTGAGTTTGCTAAACAGGTTAATCTAATTGTAGAAGCTGCTAATAATTTAAATGGAAATGTTATGAAGTTACTGAAGGAGTCTGCTAAAATACTTACTAAACTATTTCAGACAAATAATATTCCTCCTGGAGCAGTTAAAATGTTGCAAAAATATTTATAAAAAAAAAAAGACTATCCCCGTATATTTGGAAGATAGTCTTTTTTACTTTTATTTCTGTCTTCTAGGATTATTATAATCTTCTAGAGCTTGTCTTGCATATTCATCTAATTGCTCATCTGTCAATTCAGGATGTAATTTCTTCATCACTCCTTTAGTAGCCTTTAAGAATACATTGTCTTTCCATCTTTTCTCGCTAGCAGTTTTTAACACTAAATGAATTTGTCTATTAAATGAATCAACATAAGACTTTGATCCGGTATAATCTATTCTAGGTAACGACTTAATGTTATTCTCTATACTCAATTGTACTTTTTTAGGAAATTTCTTTAAATCCAATCTACAACCCTCCTTCTAATTTCTTTTCATAAAATTCACTGATAATTCTTTCTCTTATGTTATTCGGTATTAATTCCTTCTTCATTTTATTGACCATTTCGTTTCTAGTAGACTCTAGTATATCGTCTTTTTCTTTTCTATTCTCTCTTTGTTCCACTAGAAATTCATGTTTAATCTCTATTTTCGGTTTCGGAACTAATCTCTTCTTTTGCGTTATCTTCCTCATCATCTTCCTCCTCTATGTCGTTTTCGTATTTATATTCGTATATAACGCTACGGACCATATTAATCCCTTGAGAGAAATCTCCTACATCTTTATAAGCTGAATTATATAGTATAATTAATTCACATATTCGATCATATACTTTAGGTAATAAATAATACCTATACCAACTCATTTGGACATCATTATCCGACACTACAACAACATGGGGTTTAAAGTGGTATTTTCCGAATTCTCGGATGGTTGTTAGAAATCCACCTATCCCACCAGTCATTACGAAGTGTGCATTAATGTGCTTAGGAGCTACATGTAATACAGAATTAATTATATCAAAAGGTCCTTCAGCAAGTATAAGAGTATCTCTGTCAGGACTCATATGGAACGTACCATCTCTTTTAATTATGTAAGGTTTATGCTTCATTTTATTACCTTTAATTGCATGATTTAAAGATATCTTACCTTTAGCATTTTCTCCATATATTTCTCTATACCAACACATAGTGAAAGAATCATTGAAAAAGTATATAAAACTATGACCATCTTTTTCTTTTTTAAGTAGAAAGAATATTTTTTTTCTATCAATGTTTATTTTGTTCTTATTATAGAATTCTGTCATATTGTCAGTAATTCTAAATTCCTCATATAGATCTAGTAACTCATGATTAGTTCTGAATCTAAAATAATCTATAGCGTCTTTACTAGGTTCAGGTAAAAAGAACTCATCTTGCTTTTTAAGGTATTTTCTGTTATTCTTAATATTTCTAGAATATTTAGAAGCATGACTTTCTAATTCATTACATATATCATAAGGGAGACCTAATTTCCTACCAAAAGACCTATTAAGTATCCCTCCTGTGTTACAGTTGGCTCTCCAACATTTATACGTAATAGCTTCATCCTCATTTAAGTTGATGGCTAGATGAGTCTTTTTATTGCCAGGTTTCTGGTCACACCTAGGACATTTGCAAGCATACCATTTTGTATTATTAGAGTACTTACCCTTAGGTAATACTTCTAATAATCTTTCTTGTAATGATTTCTTCTCCATAACGATTAACTTTCCTATCTGTATAATTCTTCTAAATCTTTTATTTCATCTAGAATCGGATCGCTTATATTATTTAAAAACGCTATAAGATTTCTAGCACATTGAGCTACAGACTTATCTATACTTTTTACAGCATCATTATGGGTCCCTATAGAATAATGACCGTTACGGACATCTATTCTGAATCGATCTAGTACATCACCTAAATTCAGTACAGCTTCATTAAGACTATTGAATTGTTCTTGGGTTAAGATCTTTTCCTTAACATAGAATTCGTTATGTTGCATATTCCTATCTCCGTAGACCACTTTACTTTCATATACAGTATTAGAAGAATTTTTTCCAGATATAGGGTTATAATTAGTTATTCTCTTAGATGTTATAGTAGCTTTAAATCCATCATATATTCCTTTAAAAGAGAACAGCTCTTTTTCGTCAGGAGTATTATTTATTATAGCAGATAACCTAGTTATAACATCTTCTCTATCTATCATAATTATCCCTCCTTTTTCTCTTTGTTTACTAATTCTTCATTATAGAATTTCAATATATGATCCACCACATTATTGAATTCTCTCTCCAATTCTTCTTTAGTGCAGTTTCTACTTGTTGCTAAAGTACGGTCACTATCTTCTAAAGATAATATTCTAGATCTAAGGTAAACTACAAGACTTTCTAAAGCTGACTCTGGCGTATGAGTTTCTTCTAATTTAAACGCCGTAGTTTTGTATCTTTCGTATGGAGGAAGAGATGGTCTATAATATGGATTCTTTTCTCTTATTGTTACAATAGGAAGGTATTTATCTACCATACCTTTTCTTTTTAACAGTTTAACCTTTAAATTGAATACCGAATTATAATCATAAGAATAAAAACTACTTTCTTCAATAACATCTATTTTCATACCTTCCATCTTAGACGTAAAGTTATTTTGGTCTATAATAAAATCATTAGATTTAGTACTCTTATCTCCGTCTACATCTCCTTTTGTCTTACTGTCATTTTCTAGAATAAGTTTATCTAGAACATTAGACAAAACATTCTTAACACTCTGCTCTGTTTTTTTACACATTTCTACAATTTGATCAAATATTACTCTTTCTGGTGATTTTTCCATAATAAATTCCTCCTTTTTATTTTTCCATTATTTTATCAAGTTTTTCTAAGTCTTTTTCGTAATCGTATATATAAGCATCATTAATTAATAGATACTCATTAGTCTGGTCTTCTATTAAGAAATTAATAAATTCTTCTGTAATATTAAAGATCATATTCTTTCTAGTATTTTTATAATCCTGATTTAAAATCTTTTGCAAAGATTCTTCTGTTTTCTTAGGATTAATATGATACTTCTTAATACGAGTTACTTTATCCATATACTTGTCTAGTGTCTTATTTACATAATTTGGAGACACTTGGTTACTTTTCATAGCTTGAGCTAATATCTTGTAATCTTTAGCCATTCTATGTGATATAACGAGCACTAGAGATATATATGTCCTTTTATCTAATAATTTTAAAGATAAAGAATCTTCCGACACTTCAGCTAATAATTTAATTATAAAGAAATCAGCTAAAGGATTCTTAACAGGATAACAATCATCTTCTATAGTTAATCCATAAGTCTCTATTTTATCTTTACAATAAGCTCTGATTAATCTTATGTGCTTACGTCTCTTTTCCATATCGGACAAGGATTTCTTTTCTAAGAATAATTCATGCTTTGCTATAGAGTTATAAGAATCAGATTCTCCTACGGATGCTGTAACAGGAGATATAACAGCTGCAAAGTTAACACCTGTTTTCTGTCTAGCCATACGTCTAATAGTCTCTGATATATATTTAGAAGTATTTCTGTCTACGAACTTATATTCCCAATAATTATCTCCTGTCATGTATTCATTTGATTGTTTGTTCTTTACTTCTATAGGAATACATTTATGGATCGTAGTAATTCCTGTTACCCATTTCTCATCTACCATTAAAGGAATAGATTGAGCATTAGATTCAAATATTCCCATCAATGGTTCATTCTTTTGGAATTCATCTACAAGTCCTTCAGTAAAATAAGAATATAGCTGATCTTTGTAATCTGTGTTTATTATCTTATTATAAACGTCTCCTCTTTCGTTTAGTTGATAATAATAGAAATCAGCCATAGCCATTTGTATTCTAGGTATTAGATTTATTAAAGGTTCGTATATATACTTTTCTAAAGCATAACTTTCTAAAAGAGCTACTCCTGGTAACATCATTTTAGTTAAAGTTATTAGACAAGTAACTAAGAACAAATCCTCTCGGTCCAATACGAGTTTATCCGTTGGTCTTCTGTTCTTTTCTTTTTCTAATTCTTCTGCTGGTGGGACGTATGTATTTTCGTGTATGTATTCCACTACACCTTGTATAATATCATCGTCCATGTTAGCTATTATCTTCTTAAATTGAAATGCAGAAGCTTGTGCTATTGTTTGGAAGTTTCCGTCTCTAACACTTCTTAAATTTTCTTCAATAAAATCTTGAGATATTATTTTATTATACATACCTAAAAAGAAGATTTCTAATTTGTTAATAAACCTTGTCCTTTCTGTATCGTAAGCCCACGAGAAAACATGGTTTAGTCCAGCTACTATCGTCACTACAGCTTTAATACCAGGAGCTTTAGTTTTTCTACCTATAAAAGAATAAGTACTGTTAAAATTATTAAAGATCATAACTTTACTATTCTCATTAGGTGTTAAGAAATAACTGTACATTTGCTTACCATTTACCATCATCATTTTAATATCCTCCTCCTTATAATTTTATTATTTTTAAATCTTCTCCATCTGTTACAAGATAGTCGTGTGATACTATAAATATTTGCTTAATAGTATCGATACCTTCAGTGTAACTGGATATCATTTGTAAGTATCTGTCTTTATTATTTTCGTCTAAAGCGGCAGAACCTTCATCAATTGATATTACATCCCAGTTTATTATTTTCTTTATTACAACTAATAAAGCTAAAGATAATAATGACTTTTCTCCGTTAGATAAAAAGTTAGCCAATCTCTCTTCACTATTAATAGTACATATGATTTCCACGCCATCAGTAGTATCGAATCTAATAGACATTATACCCTCTAGTAAAAAGTTAACATTTCTTGCAACATCGTAGAGACGAGATTCTAGAGATTTAGCAGGAAGCTTACTAGACACAACTTCTCTTACAGCTTTAATCTTAGTTACGTCTTGATTAAGTTTTTCGAATTCTTGTGTTAAGTTATGAGTCCTTTTAATCTCATTCTCTAAATTATAATATATATCTGTATTTTCTTTGAGTTGTTTATTAATGCTCACTATGTCGTCATTAATTTTATTTACCATATCAGAACTACTTTTCATTTCTTTTAATTTAGTCTCATTCTTTTCTATAGAAGATTTTAAATTATTTATATAATTTTCATCCATATCGGAATAAACCAAAGTACGTAGATCAATAGGTAAATCTGTATTCTTAATTTCTTCTTCTAATTGAGTATATTTTAAATAATTTAATTCTACATCTTTCTTTTTGCTTTCTATATTATTTAATTTTTCTAATAATACATCTTTTCTATCGGCAGAAGATTTAGCTTCTACTTCTAGTATAGTCTTTATACTATCTTTTTTATCTTCTAATATAATAACTTCATCCATAGATTTAATATATAATAGATTCTCATCTAATTGCTTTATTAAAGATAATAATTGCTCTCTATTTAAAAGATCAATTAATTTAGCTTTAGTAAATTTAGACAATTCTTTAGGAATATCTATATTACGTAAATTTTTAATTACACTACAAACTTCTACTACGTCTTTAAAACTGTCCTCCATAGACGATATATTCTTCTCTAGAAGATCAATCTTTTCTTTTAATAGATTAGCAACCGATAGTTGTTCCATTTGTCTATTATATTCGTGTCTAAAAGGACACGTAGGTTTACATAGATCTTCTGGTGCGTGTATATTAACTAATGTCTCAGATATAGATATAGACTCTAATTTATCTCTACTGTCAGTTAATTCGTTTTTAGCTAATACTATTTCTTCTTCTTTAAGGTTGTAGTAGTCTCTTATATTATCGTATTCTTTCATTACGTTTCTTATGTCATGTAGACTAACGGATGTATTGTTTATTATAGTGAGTATAGTATTTAAAGAGGATAATATATTTTGTATAATACACATACCCATGTCAATAAAGGATTTACCTTTATATTTAGTACGTATACTATTTATAGAAGATTCTAATCTTTCTAAATCATTTTTAAGATCTTCACTGGATATATCCTTTATGGTAATCAATTCTTCATTTATTTCCATTATATTAGATTTGTATTGCTCTATAGTAGTCGATAATATAGCTACCTTCTTACCTATATATTTTTCTAATATCTCATAAGATAAATCCTTTAAAGGAATATCTTCTACGAACTTACTACCATTTTCTAATAAGTGTAATAATCCATAAACTCTGTCGAATGATTTCTTATTATCTTTTACTTTATATTCTAAGTCAGATATATCCTCTTCAGAGTATCTTCTCATATCAGCTAATTTACTTTGTAAATTCGTTCTCTTTTGTTCTAAAGAAAGTGCATTAGATTCGGTTAGTTTCTTCTGTCTTTTTAATTCGTCTAAGTTAGTTAATTTAGATATATCATTTTCCACATATTTTAAAGACCCATTTAACATATTATAATTCTCATTTACTTTCTTCTTTAATTCTGTTAATACTTCTAAATTAAATACCTTCTTTAAGTAATCAAGTCTTTGTTGATTAGTATAATCTATTATACCTCTATTGTGTGATCCTATATTACATATATCGAATAAGTAATCAGAATAATCAAGTTCCTTCTCTACAGCAGATTTAAAGGAATTTACTAAGCCGTTATCCGTTAAAGAAATATACTCTCCATTTACTTCTTTAAATAGATAAGACATAACCTTTACTGATTTAGAGTCTCTTTTGTATATATGCTTAACTTGATATTTTCTGCCATAATAATTAATATGCATTTCCGTAAATCCTTCTTCTACACCTTTACGTAATTTATTAAATCTATTATGGCTAGAAAGTGGGTGTGTTATTTGTCTTAAAAGAGATGTCTTACCAGATCCATTAGGTCCTTGTATAATTACTTTCTTTTCTGGTCCCAAAGTAATATCCATATCAGGTACTCCAACCAATCCTTCAGAAATAAATCTAGTTATCATTGTTAATCCTCCTCTCTTAAATCGAAAAAACGAGAATTAACTCGTTTTTTCTTTTATTTCCGATATGAGTTTCTGGTACGCTACTTCCTGCCTAGATCTCATATCTGCATATTTGTCTTCTTTGTAATGCTCTAGAATTTTGTTATATAGATTTTCTAAAGCTTTAAATATGTCATCTTTTTTATTTTCGTTTTGATTTATGAATTTTACTAGTACAGGTATATGGAATGTAGCTCCAATAAAACCTATAGTAAAATCATAATTATATTGACATAAACTTTTCATTTCAGCTGCTGAGTTTTCTGTTATTAAGAAATCAGCGAATTTATGTACAATCGGTTCGTCTGATTCGTATAATTGATTTAGAGCTCTTATTAAATAGCTCGTATACAATTCAGATTGCTGTATAGTATCTCTGTGAATAGTAGGTATCTTATTACCGTACCATTCCAATAGAAGATCTATATACTCTTCTTTACTTAGTGATGGGAAGTATTTCCCCTGTTCTGATTTAAATACATAACGTCCAACAGGATTATTGTAATCCTTTTGAATTTCGATGATATGTTCCTCTTTAGTTATTAGAGGATCATCCTTAAATCTTTGTCCTGTCATTTTGTCCATATTTGTTACCTCCTTAATTATTTTTATTCAAAAATATAATATATAATTACAAAAAAATAACAACATAAAAAACCCCTCCCAGATGGAGGGGTAATTCATGAAGAGTAATTAAATTAGAAAATTCTTTTAATGTATTACTGATTTTGTTTAGAATAAAACGTATCTTGTTTCAATTGTAGTACAATTTCTTCTGATAGTTCGTATCTAAATTTAAGCTTATCTCTACCTGTCAAAGGATCTTTTGTAAATGTAGGATTAACATTTACTCCTCCAAAAGAATATCTTCTTTGCATTATAGGTATAAGCATATTTCTATCCACTGCTGGGTTATTCAGTAATTGTGTTAAATATAAACTTAAAGCATCTACATAGTTTTCTAAGTTATTAATGAATTTCTCTGTTATTACATGTAACTGATTTCCATAAGGATGTCCATTGCCTTTTAGAATTTCATTTATAGCAGGAGTAGCATCTTTAATAGCTCCGTTATTGAAGTAATTGACGTCTATAATAGTTCCCATTCCTCCGTTACCCATTATAGCACCATTATCAGTTACTAAGCCTTGTCCTTTCTTTACTACAGTTGAATATACCAATGGTATGATGTGTCTGTAAGCCATATTATGTTCTATATTAAATGTCAACATAAATTGAGAAGTACCTATTTGATATCCTTGATTATAAAGAGCTCTTTCCTGTCCTTTTATAGTAAATAGAACACGCTTTACTGACAAGTAATCATTTATATTAAGAGTATTTAATTGAGCTTTTACTATAGCTATTAATATCAATTTATACGCCATTTCATCAGGATCCTTTGGTGGGTCGAATGGTTGAATTTGTACTCTCTGTTGTGGTTGAGGTGCTATAGGTGCTCCAGGTTGTTGTACATTTAAAGCTGGTTGTCCAGTAAATCCAGCAAATAGATTAGGTATTTGTCCTCCGTTAAAATTGTTATTGTTGTTATTCCAGTTATTATTATTCATAATTATTTCCTCCTAAATTTATTTTATATTTTTTTTTTTCATCATTCTATTTATCGTATATTATAAATGCAATATAGGTGAGTATATAGCAAATGCAGCATCATAAATGTATTGTACCGTATCTATATCTACATTTCTGTCGAATTCAACTATATTGTCCCATTCTGTAACATCTAAAGCTCTTTTGAAATGAGACTTCTCTAGCTCAGCTCTCTTTTCGTCATCAGTCACAACACCTCCTTTAAATTCAGGGGCTACTTCAAAGTCACCTTTATAACATATAATACCTATTTTTCCATCAACTGGTGCTCCTTCTTTATATTTCGTTGTAACTTTATATAGACCGCCTTCTATTCCTAACGCATAAAGAGTACAACTTCTGTACCCTTCTGTAGAAAAATATCTTCCTAATTCTACGTCTACTCCATGTAATTTTGATAACACCGCGATTGTGTCGTTTAAAGTTGTTAATAATTGCATAATCTTTCATCTCCTTGTTTTTTTTTTTAAAAAATTCACCCATACCTTCATATTGTGAAGGTATGGTATACTTGGATATTTTACCCCTACGTATGTTCTCAATATACATAGGGGTACCTTGCCTGAATTGAATTCACCCAGGGGTATTAGTTACCTGAGAATGTATTATTAAATACTTCCACTAATACATTATACGGATATATATTTACTCTACCATAATGTTGGTCAGGTCTATATCCTATAGCTATATTATTTTCTCTACAATACTTACTAGCTTTCTTACCTAATTCTGATGAATTATAAGAATTAGGGTCTAGTCTATAATAATTTGCGAAGCCCAATATAGACCAATACTCTGTTTCGAATACAGCTTTCTGAGCTTCTTCTACAGCTGTTATTCTTCCACTATGTTCTACTAATATTTGACTATTGTCTTGTGTTATAGCAAAGTGCTCGTCTACCTTACGTTCTAGATTTTCCATAGCATCATTCATCAATCTTATTACCTGATATACACTAGGATTATCTAAATGGTATTGACCTGTACGTCTAATCGACGGTATTACTTCATTACATATCCAATCCGAAAATAGTTTAGCTTCAGCTTTTCTAGATCCTAATACGACTCTATATAGATTAGATTCGTTGATAAATGTCATCTCTGTTTGTCTCATTGCTGGGGTTCCATCTGCGTTAAATCCGGTCTGTACCCATGTATGAATTGAATTCACATATGGGTCTGAAAGTCTTTCCTTTACTTTAGCTACCGTACTCAATCCTAGTATACTACATACGTCACTTAGACAGAACCATGGGTTTCCATGTTCGTCTAATCTAGTACGAACAGTTCCTAGATTTTTGTAATTAAAAATTTCGAATGGATTATTTCCATCCGTTAATAAATTTGACATATTAATTTACCTCCTATCATTTTATTATAGCCACCTTATTGAGTTTATGTGGGGAATTCAATTCCCCACATCTTAAAAAGTTGATAATTCTACATTTACTGTATTACCATTTTCATCGATAAAGAACGGTATTCCATCTTCTGATAAAAATATCTTAGATCTACCTATTGCTACAGGTGGATTTGGGCTTAAGTCTTTCATGTAATATACACCATTAGAAACTGCTACCCAAATCTCTCTATTGAGTCTATAAATATCATCTGCTGTAAGTATGTCTATATCGTATCTAGATAATTTCATAGCTCCTTTTTCGTTAATAGGGTATAGTATAAAATGATCAGGATATATCTTTATATCTTCAGGTAATACTCCTACTAATACTTTAGTATATCCGTTAATATAGATTAGAGATCCTGTTCTGTTTTTCATACCTAGTATAAACCAACCTTCAGGCTCATTTAGCGTTAGGTCAGTTTGTTTTTCGTATAATAATTTACCATCAGCTATATGGTAATATAATCCATCATATTCATACCAATTTAATCCAAGCTTCTTACCTTTTGCTTTAAGCTCTTCTATTATTATTGCATCGTTATCTATTTGATTGTACTTCACGTACTACCCTCCTTAAAAGTGATTTATTTTATTACTTCTATAGGACTTCTTAGATTGTTAGCGGCTTGTTGTTGGACTTGTTGCTTTTGGTTAAAGTTATTTGATATAGCTTGGAAATTAGGGTCAAACTTTTGTATAGTAGAAGTAACGTCTTCTGAGAATTGTACTAAGTTACTACTTATACTAGATCCATTTCTTCCTAAATCACCTAGGAATATAGCTATCTTCTTAGCTAATTCTATTACAGTTTCTGTAAGTGATTCTGCTTTAAATTCTTTAACTCTTTTATCATTGGCAAACATCCAGTTCTTGATTAAGTAAACATCATCTAATTTGTTACTACCATGTAGATCTGCTGTCACTAGATAATGATTACCTTGCTTATCGCATGCATGCCATAGGTCCTTATATTTAAAAGACTTTCCTAAAGCTACATTAATGATGTCCTCGTTGTCGTATTGGTTAGTCTTCTGCTCTGCTATTACAAAATCTAGAAATCCTTCTTTGTTTCCTGTTCCTAGTTCAATTCTTAAATCTTTCTTATCTGTGTAAATCATATTTTTATCCTCCTAAAATTTATTTATTTATGATACATTGTATTCTAATAACTCCGCGTCAGTTAATGGATCTGATATAACTCCTTCTTGACCTAATCTGCCGTCAAATTCTATTACTTGATATCCTTCAGCTATAAGTTTATCTCTAAAGTAATCGATTCCTTTATGAGTTAAGAATGTTTGTAATCTATTGTATATATTCCCATTAGATGTTGTAGTTGTAATTTTCTTAACCACAAAGAGCTCTTGATCTATATATCTTTTATAAGCGACATTCTTTACAGTTACATATCCATTTTCTCTAAAATATCTAAATAACGACTTAAGACCTATCCCTTTAAGAGCCATTATTAAACTACCTTCTCTAACTGTAACCACGTCTGGTCTATTTAACCAGTTATTGAATTTGTCAGCTGCTGGTTTTAATTGTTTAATTTGCTCCTGAGCTTCTAAATAAGCTTTAGCGAAATTAGTAAAGAAGTTAGGGTCGTTATAACTATTAGCTAAAACATCTGGTGTTAGATAAGCTCCAGTACGTCTTATCATAGGGATTACTTCGTAGCAAATCCATTTTTGGAAATCTTGAGCTTCTTGTTTTCTAGAACCCATTATAACTTTATAGAGATTACCTTCATCTATAAACAATATATTCATCATCTGTATAGCTGGCGTTCCATCAGCTTTAAATCCAGTTTGGACCCCTATACGGTTTAAAACCTTACCGGGGTCAAACAGCCTTTCTGCTACAGTACCTTGATCTTTAATTCCAAGTATATTACAGATATCGACAAGACAAAACCATGGATTTCCATGTCCGTCTAATTTTGTACGAACAGATCCTAAGTTCTTATAGTTAAAAATTTCGAATGGATTGTTTCCGTTCGTTGTTACATCGTTCATAATTATTCCTCCTATTTAATTTATTTTTTTTTTTATTTTACCCATGTGTCGATAGAATCTACGTATTGGTCTATTTTTTTTTTTAGATCCATACCGTTATTGAAGTTAGGTATGGTTGTATTTTCTTATTTTACCCCTACGTTCATACTATGAACCCAGGGGGGTTACTTCATTTTCTAAAGGGGGTCAGTACTATGGACACCCTTTTTGTGTTTTTAATATTATTAAATTTAGATTTTTATATAGTTACTAAATCCTAATCTACCTTCTTCAGATCCAACCCATTGGAGGAAATGTTCTTTAGTTCTTGATATATAGCTCAATAGATTCTCTATATGTTTCCATGATAGAGGTTGTTCAGGTTTATCTCTTATGAATGTGAGTATATTTTTAACTTTCCTTTGTTCTCTAGTTATTATAGAACCATCTTCTCCTAGTTGATCTTTTAGATATAGTATTAGAAGTATATTAACAGCATCCATACCAGCAATAATCTTAACATCACTTATTGTTATAGCGTGTTTATCGTTATCTATTTCTGGTATGATTATTTGTCTTCTTTCTTTTTCTGTTAAAAGTACCCAGTTATCTAATTCCCAATGTTTATTCGGTTTTTGTTTATCTGGTACGTATATACTTCTTAAGAATTTAGTCCCATTAACATCAACAACATTAACATCAGCCGCTGCTAGGAAATTCCCTGTTTTAATATTCATTATTTGCGCATTATCTCTGGCTTTTAATTTCATAGTATTCTCGTCATATTTAAGGCTCATTCATTAACCTCCTCGTCAGGAGTTTGAGAATCTCCTATAAATATTTCAAGTCCTTTAGCATTTAATCTTTGTTTTAATTGTCCCATATCGGTTGTCAGTAATTCTACGTCATTATCTGTCTGGGCAGTCAAAGATATATTAAGAGATAAGTCACTTTGCTTAACTGCTGTCGATAAGTATTTAGCGTGGTATTTCTTCTTATCGTCTCCTATTTTAGTCAATGATCCTTTAGCAGTATTGATCTTATCAGATCTAACTGAGGTATCTTTTAAAGGTCCATTTTCTAATGCCAAATAGAAAGCTTTTCCATATACATGCTTACTACCAAAAGGAACTCCTTTATGGTAAATAGTTTGTGGTCCTAAAGAAGGACATAATTGTTCAGTAAACTCTACTAATCCCTTTAATACGAGATAACCAATATCGTCGTCAAAAGGATCATATTTCATATACATTTCATTCTTAGCATAATAGGCTACGATCTCTTCTTTTGGGTATTTGTTGATAGTTTGGATTAAGACGTCGTCTAGATTCGCTTTCTTAATCCATTTAATAATATTATTAAATTTAGTGTCTGTATCATCAGACGATTCTCTTAAATACTTCATTAAGTGCACATTTAAAGTATTCAGAGTTTGTTCCACTTGTTGAGCTATATTTTCCCTATTGACTACACCAGTAGCATTGGTTAACATATCAATTCTTGTACCATCTTCAGCATAGAATGGTTCATCTACTATTAAAGTAACTGTACCTTTTCCACCATGTCTATTAGTAATCTTAGATCCTGCTTGAAGTTCTTCTACTCCTACTATCTTAAGTTGTATACGTATTTTATTCTTCAGCTCTTGCTTCTTTCCTATACGTAACTTCTCATTGACTATTCCTAATAATCTTTCCTTATAAGCTTTAGCTTGCTTAGATAAATCTTTATCATCTAAAGCTAATAAGGCATCTGCTATATTCTTAAAATAATCTTTATGTATATCCCTTAGATTATTTAAGAATGGATTATTAGTTATAGGATCATTAGAATACACTTCTACATCTGTTACTATACCACTATGGATATATGTAACGATATCAGAATCATGTATTATATCCGATACGGATAAGAAGTCTACTCCTATTTTAGAAAGTACAGCTACAACACCATCTTTCGTCTCTTCACCGGGTAGAGGGAAAGGTTGATATTGGTGCATTCCTTCAGGAGTTGTTTTACCATATCTGTCAAGTAATACATCTTCATTAGGATCTAATATTATTTCAGGATTATAGAATGTATTTATAGCGAAGTCTTTTGCAAGATCTTTAGTTATAACAAAAGCATCTTCTCCAACCATTAGATCAGTTGTATAAATATAATTAACATTTCTTCCAAATCCCATTCCACCATCTCTAGTATCCATAGCGTCTATGTAACTAGTATATAGCTGTCCTTTGGACACTTCTCCTTCTATTAACTTATCCAATTCAGAATGTGCTTCATAACCGAAACGAGAATAAGATTTATATCTAGGCACTCTTTCTACATATATAAGATTATCTATCATATCTTTATATATGTATGTAGTGTCACATAAATAGTCATTGATTCTTTTCTCTATTTTCTTAATGAGTTGTACCTTACCTTTAGATAAATAATTGTCTGTGGAAAATAGTATGTCTTTAGTATAACGTGTATCTACTAAAGGTCTTTCTGCATTGATAGGTATGATGGTCTGTCTAATATGACTGTGGAACATATGTTGCCGCATAGTAGAATCCTTACTGGCGAATGGTATAAGCAATCCATAATCACTGAATGAACTAAGTGATCCTTTTGGGAATTTATAAAGCCCTTTTTCGTCTCTCTTAATCAAGAAAAAACTCTCCTTTCTGTCTAGTTTAGAATACACCATAAGACATAGTCTTACAGTATATTCACCACTATAATATATAACTTTAAATTGATAAAGTTTTTAGTCTGTCATTAACATCATTATGTCGTTATTGGCTTGTATCTCTGATAAAGGTTGTCTATTAGATTCTAGTCCTGCTTCTTTTAGTTCATCATATTGATCGAATAACTCTTTTCTAAATTTAGCATCACTCACGAAAGTTTCTATTAACTTCTTAGACGGTACCTTACCGTAATTCTTTAATTCTCTCGCCCCTGGTTTACTTTCTAGTATCTTATCCTTTTGACATTCATACAAGAAACTCTTCAAAGGATTAAATCCTGTTTTATCTTGTACTAGAAAGAATTCTGTTCCTTCTCCTGGTTGTCTAGCTTTATAGATTACTGCTTCCATAATAGCTTTAGCATCCAAGTGTTCTGCTGATCTCTCGCTTACAGCTTTCTCATCTTTAGCTTCTATTCTCTTAATAAATATACCTAAGTCTATTCCATATATAGTCGATTTAGGAGCATTTATTTTAATATCAGCTGGTAAGGTCTTCCACTCTCTAGAAAGTCTTTGTCCAGGGACAGCATTCATTTCTATACGAGCTCCTATATGTGCAGTAAAGAATAAATTTATATTATATTCTCTAAAATAAGAATTATACTGCTTCATAAATCTATCAACTTCACCAGAAGCTTGCATATATAATGTCTGCTTAACGTCTTTCTTTAAATCCGTTACTTCTTGTGGCATTAAATGAGTAATAGAATCTACAAATATAAATGTAGGTGGGAAGTATTTAATTTTCCCACCTTGGTGAGAAATAACTTCGTCTCTTTTGTAAGACCTATCTTTCTTTTCGTCTATAGTACTCTTTACTAAATCTTTTAAGTCTTCTACATTCGATACATCATGTAATACAACATGATCATTCATCTGTTGTATAGTAAATCCTGTCAGCATTCTTATACGCTCATTATTTAATCCTGCTTCTACGTCTATAATATGTATCTTTACTCTTTTGTCTCCTTGTAATATCCAAGGTCTAGCCATATTAGCTATTATCTTCATACCTAAAGTCGATTTACCTGTATGGGACTTTCCTATTAAAGTTACTTTAGAACCGCTAAGAACTCCTCTATTTGTTTGTATAAGTTCATCGGTCTTTTCGTCATATACACGATATCCTAAGCTAGTATCAATGTTTCTAAATCCAGTAGGTAATATCGTCCTTAATTCATGTTCATTATCCATTAAAATTCTCCTTTCATATTAAAGTATAGTATGGTTCCACATTTTCCGTAGACGACATAAAAAACCCTCCACAATAGGAGGGTAGATTATTTGAATAAAGTATTAAAACTTATGTTAGATTTGACTACATTTTATTTATCGAATTAGTAATAAAAATAAAGGAGTCGAACAATGAGTAGCCAAAGTCTTGTAGCTTTAATATATTTATGTTATTTTTTCTCCTTAAAATTAAGCACATAGCATCCATACGGTAATTTAACAGTAAAAGATTCACCTGGTTTCATAAACTCATAATTTTTCTTAGGTAATACTATTCTTTCTGACCTATCAACAGGTATTTCTAATTCTACAATAAACTTTTGATTTTCTTCATCTTGGTATACTATTATTTCTTCTGAAGTATCCTTGTGTATTTTTTGTAAATTCTCTATTAAATATGCTAAAGTATGTCGGCTCATGGTTACCTCTCCTTTTTATTTATGATAGTTCGTCTATGTGGTCTACTAAGTCAGTTGCTAATCCCATACATATATAATTAGCAGACAAGTGTAGTAGGGCATTTCTTCCTTTAGGATCTTGTGGCAGATCTTTTAAAGATACTTCAAGATCATTCTTTAATTTTTCATTCATAGCTCTTTTAGCTATGTTATTATCACTTCTAGCAGTTAGCAATTCTTCTAGTATAGGTTCAGAATCTTTTCCATATACTGCCAGTGCTGCTACTTCTGCATCTGACAATATTCCTGTCTTAGATTCTCTAGACGCTTGGTTGTTCATATCCCTAACAGAAGCGTCTACATTAGAAGCACTTTCCTTTGTTACCATTTGTTGTAATTCTCTTATCTGTATAGGGAATCCCATTACAGGAAATTTAGTAGTACTATTATTTAGATAAGGAATTTTTAATTTCTCTTCTACATCTACTCCTAGTGCTATACGGAATTTATCGATGTTTTTCTGTTCTATTTTTTTATCATCAACGTATAATCTAAGACCTGCATTTTCTTCTATAAAAAGCTGCTCAAAATCTCTGTCATCAAAAGTTTCAAATATCTTCTCATATTTATTATAAACATCAGGAAAATAAGGCTTAAGATATTTACGTAAATAATTCATTATTTCATTTTTCATATTATCACCTACATTTCATTCATAAGATGTCTACATTTAATTATGCAATAGTCTTTTATATGCTTAACTATTTTAACTACACCAGCATTTGTTCTAAGGTCTTCTATATCTCCACCTTTTTCTGCGTATTTGGTACAGTAGTCCTTTATTACGTCGAAGAGTTGTTTTTCTAAAGCGTACATATTCTTATCAGCCATACGGGCTGTCATACATTTAGGAATAAATTCCTTTTTCATATCCTCAAAGCTACTAGAATATTTACTAGTGTAATAAAGAATATACATTTGACAAATTAAATAAAACACTTTAGCCTCATAATTAAGAAGGACGTGATTAAACACACCTTTCTTGACTGGGGAATTAATTCTTAATGTCTTTAAAACTTGTTGATCTAAAGCAGATGGATGATAATTCTCTACCATAGATAAAAGATTATCTATCATTACAGAGTTATTAGTCATACTTATTCTCTGTCCTTCATCTGTTATTATATCTTTTTGTAGTAAGACATTATTACTTTCATCTTTTGTAGTATAATATACACGAGATATATTTTTTACTATATCATTAATAGATGTGTATATCCTGTTAATTATATCAACAACATCCTGATCGTTCATTCTATCGAATTTAGGTTTTAATTTAGGTGTATTTACTATAGTATTTAAAGAATCTTCTATAACTAAATAAGCACATCCATGTTTTTTAAATAATGATTTCCCTGTAAGTACACTATCGATAATATATTTCATTTTAGCACTATTTGTTCCATGTTTGAAATACTGTGAAAATCTAGCTCCGTAGAATACTAACCCCATAAAGTCTAAGAATATTTTAGTATCTGTATCGTAATATGATTTAAGTAGACATAGATTAAATATATTACCAGATATTTTAGCATCCATCTGTAATACTTTATTTGTCTTTTTAAATTTCTTAAAATCTTCTTCTGGTATATTATAACAGTCTAGAATCTTTTGTCTATTTGTAGCTCCAAATATTACGTAATCTTTTACTATACCGTCCATAAGTGCGTCTACGTTATTTGAATAATAATTATTAATAGCTTTTAAAACATTAGTATCAGTTTCTTCTGTTTTATACTGATCTAAAAATTCAAATATAGTCAATATTATTTTCTCCTTTCTTTAGTAGTATTATCGAAAAAATAAATACTAAAAAGTTAAGGATATCTTTAGATAGACGACATAAAAACCCACCCCATGTTTCGGGGTGGGAATTATGTTATCTATACGGTATTTAGGGATTATTTACTAACTTCTATTGGTCCTGCTGGCGCTACGTTAGCTCCTACTTGTGAAGGTTGTATAGTTCCTGTAGGATTCATTACTTGTGGAGCTTTTGGTGGAATTGGAGCATATGACATAATTGTGTTGCTCATATCTCTTCTTTGGATTGCATTAAAATGCAGTGGTGTTTCTGGTAAAGTTATACCAGTAACAAAAGATTGAGGTCCATTATTGTCATTTACTACGAAGTCAGTTGTTCCAAGTATTCCTGGTTTAACAGCTGTCTTCAATCTGTCCATTACTCCATCTCTGTAGTTTTGTAGTATAGCAGACCATACTCCTTTATTAGACTTAAGTTGATGTACGAAAGATCCTGCTTGGAATCTATATACATCTGATGCAGAATCATAGTACACCTTTTCAGGTGATCCTGCTGGGAATTTGTTATGTCCTAAGTATACGTCTAAGTAGTATTTACCTACATAAGGTAATTTAGTCTTATCGTCTGAGAATATATATCCTTTGTCTACAAGATCAGGTAATATTCCTTTAAGAGCAACTTCTTGTTCAGCTAAGAATATAAGTAAGCTATAAGCTTCTTCATATAACTCAGCAATCTTTTGAGTATCTAGCATGTTGATGTAAGATACTCTAGCTTTTTCTGCTGTTCCTCTAGGTTGTCCGTTTCCATCTACTTTTTGACCTACTATAGTGTAGTCTACTTCGACTACTGGAATTCTAACTTTCTGACCTAAAAAATTAAATTCCTTTTCTCCTGCTCTGACGTCATTTTTATCTCCAGTAATTGCCAAGTAGTTTAATACTGTTCCTGTATTATCTACTTCCCAAGATACTTTAGGATTACTCTCTCTCATTATAACGTCTTCATTTGCGTTAAGTAATGTTTGGTATAAGTTTTTAGCTTCTTTACTCATTTTTCTAGTGAAGCTGTGTCTGTTTATCGTTGTTTTTGCCATGGCTTTTTTCTCCTTCTCTAATTTAATTTAATTTTTTTTTTAAAATACGTATTTTCCCTAAATTTTTAATACCAATATTTTTCTTATAGTTTATTAAATTATCCTCCTTTCTACATTATTTATAAGAAAAAATCGGTGCAGACGTTAAAGTTACCCGGTCTAGTAATCCAAGACACAGACTACTAGACCAGTAAATGAAAGATTAACGTGTTTTTGATTTAAGGAAGTTTTAGGGTAGTCACTTCCTTAATCACCTTAATAATATATAATTACTTTTTATTAAGCTTTTTAGCTTTATTAAATTTAAGATTATTATTAGTTGACTTTCTATTTCCGTGTGGTTTCTTTTTCTTTTCATTAGGGTATCTATTTTTCTTTACAGGTTTTTCGTATTTATCCCTAATAGATTTTTCTACACCTTCTACAAAAGTTTCTAATTCCTCTAAAGAAGTTTTTTCTCCACATAGAACAGATAGTGTTTTTTCTATTTGTGGGAATACATAATTATACCATTTAGTAGCATTTACTAAGTTTATCTTATTTAAATTATCTTCTATTATTTTATAGAATTCTTCGTCAGACATATTAAAGTAATTATCTTCTTTTAACCATTCTTTGTTGTAGAAGCTTCCTATTAAATCATTATACACATATCTAGAAGATATACGGTTTCTTTCTGCTTTATTTCTTAAATTCAACTTCCATCCTTCTATATCTTCTTCATTAAATCTAAAATTATCTAATATTCTTTCTACTGTATCTATTACTTTGATAAAGTTATCCTTATCTGTGGTAGCGGTTACATAGAATGTAGCAGGTCCTGTCTCTGGATTTATAAAACAATTAGGATCGTAAGATAAGTTATCTCTATCTCTTATTTTCTCAAACACTACACGAGATAACACATTTCTAAATAATGCTCTATAGAAAGTATCCTCTAACCTAGAATACAGAGGAGGTAAATCTGTGTCAAACACTAAAGACACGTTATCAGCTTCTGCTGGTAATATATACCCATCTTCAAATTCATATGGGAAATACTCATTATAACTCTTACCATTAGGTAAATGGTCTATTATTTCTTTCTGTACTAGATCTCTCCAATAAGCTTCATTAGGTCTCTCTGATTCAGGTAACCCTAGTACGAATGTTATATTATTTTTATTATAGTATTTCTTCATATGTTCTAAGAAATGACTTCCTCTTAAAGATTCTACGTCTTCTACAGTTCCTATAGTATTAGTATTAAAATCCTTTACTCTAGTTAAGTAAAACCAAGATTGTCTTAGTCTATGATCTAACGTTAGTCCTCTCTCTATTTCTGCTTTAATTATTTCTACTTCTTTTTTAGCTCTTCTATTTAGTATAGCTATTCCATTTTTATTCTTATTCTCATCATCTTCTTTAAAGTAAGTTCTTAATGTATTACCATACTTTTTAATGATTCCTTCTAAGATATCTTTTTCAAAATAGAATTCTGGGTGATAATAGTAAACTTCTTGGAAGTTAGTCCATGCATTACCGTGTATACCTCTTCTTTTTAATCTTCTTTCGAAAGCTTTCTCATCTTCTGTATATTCAGAAGAAATTAAATGTTCTAAAAAATGTGATGTTCCTGGAATTATGTCATACATAGATCCTGACTTAACAGTCCATTCGAACGCACATAAATTTCTCTTTCCATAAGTTATTAAAAACGATGTCCCTTTCATATCCTTATCTCCTTCTTTCTTTATTTGTGTTTTAAGTATTTGGTTAACCGATTTTTATCAAAATACTATTAGAAAGTGAGGAAAATCAATGGCTAGAACATATAAAAGTCCTATAGATGGTAAGGTATTTAAGACTATACCAGAATTAGAAAATTATACTAGAAAATACCATATGGATAAAATACCTAAAGAATATAAGGGAGATGTATCACACTTTTTATTTGATGCTAGAAACGGAAAAGGAAGATGTCAGATATGTGGTGCCAGTCCTACTAAATGGGATCCTAAGAAAAAGCAATACGATATATTATGCGAACCGATATCGATTCAATCTATATTAAAAGACCCTTTTAGAGTACTAAAGACATTTATTAAGAATAGAGGTAACTCTTGTAAAGATGTAATGAGAAAGAGATATGTAGAAAATATAAAAAGAACATGGAATACAGACAATTTAATGGCTAATCCTGATTATAGTAAAATGCTTATGGAGAATAGAAGAATAGCACATCAAGTAGAATTTAAAGGAAAGAAGTTTACTGTATTAGGAAGTTATGAAGTTAAATTTATGGAAGTATTAAAAGTGTGTGTATTTGGATCAGACGATATAGAAGCTCCTGGTCCTGAGATTAAGTGGACAGACTGGAATGGGAATATTAAAACTCATATACCTGATTTCTATATAAGAAGTATTAATTGTATAGTAAGTATTAAAGATGGAGGAGAGAATAAAAATAATCATCCTTCTATGGTGGAACGTAGAAAAGCTGACGCTTATAAATTTAAAGCATTAGTAGACAAGACTAAATATAATGTAGTGGAATTAAATGGAATTAAGGAAATAGAGAACTTCCCTCAAATGTACAGAGATATTAAAAATTCAAATCAAAGATATATTAAATATCCAGAATATTATAAAAATTATATTAAAGAATAAAGGAGCGTCATTTATTAGACGCTTCCTTATTCGTAAAATTTCTTATCAGACCAAGTAATCATCGCCTTATCAGGATCACCTGCTGAATCAACTCTTAGAATTGTTTCTCCTCTTATGGAAATACGATAAGTCATCTTCTGATCTACAGGATTGTATTCTATATCAACAGAAGGAGAAGCCTCTGGTACTATTTCTGCTATAACAGCATTTACTTTATTATTTATATTAGATCTAGTAATAGGATCGTCTAATACATGTACGTATCTTACTATATCTAAGAACATACCAGGCACTTCAGGTATTAATGTACTAGAACCATAAAAGCTTCTAAATATTACTCTTATAGCGTTATCTAAGTCACGTTCTAATAATTGCTTACCATATTCATTATAAGCGGGAGGGTAATCTATCACTAAGTTATATAAATCATTTTCCTTGGTTGGTTTAGCATTTAAAGTACTATCGGTTACCATTATATTTCAGCTCCTTTACAATTTAATAAAATTCCGTTGACGACATAAGGAGCCCCTCCGCAAATGGGAGGGGTTGTGAAAAAAAAAGATTTGTTACAACTATTACCTAATGAGTGTGGTAAACAAACTTTGACAGAATTCTTTAAGTTAAATCAAGAGAAAACCTGCGATGTTTTTTCTCGATTAAAAGAATTATAGCGAGGGCTTCTCTCACTATAATTACCTTATATGTTACAATAATTTCTCAACTTCTGCTTGCATTGGATTAGCTTTAGCAGTAATCTCGTATTCTATTCTAAATCTCTCCAGTAACTCATATCTAACAGTACCTGGCATCTTCATAAATTGATCTAAAGTTACAGATCTAATATTATAAGTAGACATAGCCTTCATTACTGAGTAGATGTCGTCGAATCTACGTTCTCTATTGTGTTCTGGAGTACCGAAAAAACCAACGCTATCGGATCTATAGACACCTCTAGCATATGTTTACAATCTTCTTTAACACAAGGGAATTTAGCTAATATATCTTGTATACCGTAATTAGAGATTGCTTCTATTTGGTCATTTATTTTCTTTTTAACTTCATCGTCAAATAAAGCTAATCTGTCTAGTTTAACAGATAAAGAAAGCTTATTCCAATCTTCTTCTACTAGTTTAACAGGTTTACCATTAACATCTTTAGACGATATATCGAAAGCTTCTACTTTATAGATATAGCGAGCCATTTTAATTTGATTTAAATCATTAAAGTATTCAAATATAGTAGGATCACTATCATCTTTAGCTAAATAAGCGTTAGAACACTTCTGACTCAGTTGTAGCACTCTTTCTTTCATTGGTTTTAAATTCCATTCCTGGTCTTCATATATCTCTTTAAAGTAAGGATATTCTATATATTTATCAATTATCCAGTTATAGCTTTCTTCATCTAGATTATTTGATCTTAACCAAGTAGGATCTTTCATTCTGATATATGTATCAATTGTGGTACCTATTTTGGTATATTTGACACCTTTACCTTTAACTGCTTTAGATCTTCTTAAGTTATTTTCGAAAGTATCATTTGGATTATAGTTAACATTAGCCCATTCTATCATCTCGTTAGTATATTGAGCTCTAACAGCTTCCTCGAAAGGAAAGCTAACTTCTTGTGTTGTTCCACATTTAGGACAAGTTTCTTCCCATTTAAAAGGTACTTCTTCCCCATTAGACATTTTAACTTTAACTGCGTTTAATAGACTGGCAGCTGCTAATATAATTATAGGAATATCTTGTGCCGATATATTCTCAAAATGTGCTTTCGTTAGTTTATCAGAATCACTTGTTAAAAACTGAGCGTTCTGTAATACTAGATCTAAGAACTTTCTAGATTGAGTTCCTTTAGCATTCATCTGTAAATGGAATAGAAAGTCTTTTCTAGCTTCATTAGCTAACTCTAATATAGAAATATCTGTATTATTAAATTCATATATTCTAATCGCTACGTTAGTTACAGGTAAATATACATCTCTATACATACCTTCTTTTTTATAGTAGTTAAATACATCTTCTATAGAAGTTAATTTCTTAATGTCCGATGTTGTTTTAGCTATCTCTGACGATCCCATAAATAAATCCTTATAGGAATCATCATTAAACGAGAATTCTTGTAGAGAAGTATTTAGTACTAATTTAGCTGGGTTATCATATACTATAGCCTCTTCTAAATTCTTATCATCTACTTGTAATTCTACTCCTGTATTAATATCAGTGATAAACTGATCATCGTCGTCGTTTAGTACTTCTCTTACTTCTTTAGGAGCGTTATTACTAACAACTCCTGGTGCACCAGGTGGTGCCATAAATGTGTTATTTTCTGGCATTTTATCTTTCCTTTCTATATAATATCATCTTCGTCTATATCTATGTCTAAATCTAATTCAACAGTAATCTTTGAATTTTCTTTAGGTGCATTAGGATTAGATTGTGTTACTATCTCTTCATCAAAATCTTCTTTATTTATAGCTTCTTCAACAGACTTCTGTTCTTGCTCTTCTTTTACCATTTTCCAATAATAATAGTAGATGTCTTCATATCTTATTCCAGTACGTCTTTCGAATTCATTTAAATAATGTCCCATATTTACTCCTGGTCTACTAGGGATAGGAGTGTTAGGATTAAACCACTTAGCATCATCTTCATCAAATCCGTATTCTTCAAATTGGAATTTCTGCAACACGAAATCTTCCATGGTATACAGGTTCTCACCTGAGTGCTGTCTCATCTCTTCTATAAACTCTACTCTAGACTCAGTATCTACCTTCAATATTCTTTTCATTTCTTTATCGATATTAGGATTCTGATCTATTAATTTAAAGAACTTCTCGTCAGCTTCTTGTAGTAATCTTTGTATCATATTAGGTACAGCAGGTCTCCTTAAAGCTTTCCATTGCTTATGGAATTCAGCTAAAGCTGCCTGATTCTCACTTACCATTCTGAAGTTAACTCCTTGGTCCTTTAAGAATAGCAGGAAGTCTCTTACCCACACTAGATTCTTATATTTAGAAGCTACATCTATAGAATCCTTTAACCCATGCATCATAGAAGTAGTAACAACCGTACCTTCTTTTCTACCAGATTTGATTATATTTCTACTTCTAGGGTCTAAATCTTCATCTTCATCCTCTTCTTCATACATCATATGAAGGAAAGCTTCTGGCATTTGGAATAAAGGTCTTTTATCGAAGTCCTCTGCTATTGCTCCTTCTGCTTTAGTATTCTTAAAATAAGAATCTAATATCTTTTTCTTTTTTTCTGCTGTTTTTTGTCTCTGCTCTTCTTGAAGTTCGTTGTTTTTAATTCTTGCTAAGATTTCAGGTGATATAGGAAGTATATCCTTTTCGGAATTCTCCCAGTCCATCTTCACCTCTATTTCGTTTCCATGCTCATCTTTACCTAAGGAAACTACTTCTCCACCATCTCCTCTTTTATATTGACCGTCTAGAAATTGTGTACCAAAAATCTCTGTTAATTTACTTGCCATTTTTCTTTAACTCGTTCCTACACCATTTAAATACTTAATACTATAATTACCACTTTTGAGTTGATTTAATACTTCATTAAATAACTCAAGATCAGCTTTCTCTATAGTAGTTAAATAAATGGTGAAATCTAATGAATTATTTGTGCAGTCATATAAGCTTATAATTCTTTTAGCTTCTTCCGTTGTATCTTGATATACTCTAAACATAATAACCCTCCTTACTTTAATATAATGTACACTTCTTTTCTAGATTTTCATATTATAGTTTAATTAATTTCACTATAATGACTAATTAGTTCGAAATATTCGACATAAAAAAGCCCCCCATTTAAGGGAGGCTAAAATTGAATAAGGATATATTTTATGAATAATAGTAAATCTAACAAAGGACTATCTTTCATATTAGATTACTAAAATATATTATAGTTATATTATTTTATATAAATTCAGAACGACATAAAGAACCCCCCTTAATCGGGGGGTATTATACACTTCACTTAAATAACAAAAATACAAAAATTCATATAAAATAAGTCTAAAACTTAAGTTTTGGACCTAATCATCGATTCACATCGATTATTATCCTTCAATACTGTTTCTTTAGAGAAACATAAATAGTTCTAATACAAAAAAATTTCAATTATAAAAAGCTAAAAAAGAGCCACGACTAAAAGGCTCTCTCATTTAAAGATTTTTTTCGGATTATTACATCCGAAAGATTTGGACCTTGATTGTTTAAAACTAAATTAAAAGGTGCTACACCATTTAAAGGGGCGGTCTAACACAATCTAATTTATCATAAAATAAACACAAGTACTAAACATTTACTACGTTAAATTATAGATATCATTTATAAATTATCCATGATAAATAAATATATATGTACATAATAGTAAATTGAAAAATATGATAAATTTTCAATTGTATACACATCTGGTCTTATGCTGTGTTTAAAGTTTCTCTTCATTTGTAATGCGGCAAATATTACTTTCGACAAAAGCCAGATAGACATCCATTCTTATAGCTCCGCACATAGTGTATCCTTTCTTAATATCTAATGATTAATACTTGTACACCACTAATTGTAGTTCCGACTAGCATTGACTAATCTAAGGAAGTGATTAGCCAAGTATAAAGAGTCTTATTAAAGTTTATGATCTTTTAAGCTTCATAATACTTATTCTTCATACTAGATTATAATTTCCTTAATACCAATAGTAATATAATAAATACAATATATAGAAACCTACTCAGTCCTTAGAGATTATTGTCTAAGGTCGTATTGTGGGTAAGGGTAGTTGTTTTCGCAAACAGCCAACCAGCATGCGACAGTTGGTCACATATTTCGTAAGATTTTAAATAAAAAAATAGAAACTAGGATGCGAACCCAGTTGAAAGAAAACTACATACGGTGCTGGTAAACTGTTTCCTAATAGATTCAAACAATTAATATTTTTCGTATAAGACGATATATATCAATATTAGGAAATTAATCTATATGTATCAAATATATCTTTAACTTTAATAATCCTCAAGATGAGGTTTGCAAGCAAGGTAAACCCAATTTCACCTTACTAACAACTATTTGGTTTCTTATTTTTTTACTGTTTTTTACACAAAAATTACGTAGACGTGCGAGTCTACCCCTCCGAATCCTCTATATTAGGACCGGAGGGTGGAATAAATCCGTATAGGCTCTATTATAGCACATCAGTACGTTTTCCTGAAGTAGCTCATCGTCATGGGTAGTATTAAAATAATATATAAAAAATAAGGTCACATTTCCTTATTTTGGTTAAATTCAAATTAATATAATAGTATTCTAATTTATTTTTGTTTATGGGTTTAAATTAAAGACCAGTCTGATATAAAGTATCTCAACCCTAACCCAAGAAAAAAGATTGAATACCAGACTGGTAAAATATACAAAGAAAGCTTATAAAATCTTATTGCGATAAATAAGATCAATGAGATCTATTAACAATTCAGTTCAAGGCTGTACTACCCTTCTGTCTATATCAGTGATTAGTCTAATAATACTGTCACAAATCAAAGCACCATTTCATCGTATGTCGGATCGTGCACGATCACATTAACGACTCTTGGCTCTAGCTTTCACACTAAAGCAGTCCTCCACTTGGTTATCGATTATTTCGTCCTTACAAATTCTCCTACTGACTCTCCCACCAAGTACAATAGGGCTCCAGTTACGTGGGCTGGACTACTTGCTAATATATAGAAAGAGTAGCTTCTATACACCGCCGAATATCTTTGGATTACATAGGTCTTTGACCGGGTATTATTAGCAATTCTATTCACTATTCTACTCTCTATAATAGTTCCTAGATCTAATACCGATAATAACTTACGCTTTTCGTACACTTAGTCACCATAATGTAGGCAATACCTTGTATAAATAGAATATATTAATAAATCTCATCGATCCTACTTAAAGGATCGACTTATAAGGAGTAATTTCAATAATGAACGAACTCAAATCCAAATTAAACCCAGATTCGAAATATTCAATTATAAAAATTTAAGAAATCATCCAGGTAGGATAGCTGTAATACAGCAGAAATCAAAGTTTTAATCCCCTTCGATATTGGGGTAAATAAATAAATTTACATATAATGGAGTATTTATTGAAAATAAGTATGCTAAAATTAAATTCTAACATAATCCTACCTGGAATTAAATATTATGTTATCACTTTTACAAGTATTTTTCAAATTTTATTTTCTTAAATTTATTTTCACATATAATAAGGAGTATCTTGACGAAAAAATTATTTTTTAAAAAATCATCAAAAAAAGTCATTTTCTAGGACACTTATGTATCCGAAAAATGGTGTTTTCACATACCCAAAAAGTGGTCATTTTCTCTAAGATTTCTCTAAGATTTGATTTTTCCAGCATTACTATTGCGGAATGAGGAAAAATGGTCTCCCTTGGTACCCGGACCCCTAGAGATTTTCTAAGGATTCTCTAAGGAAAAAAGTACTCTCTCCCAGGTTTTATTCAGGTTTGAGGAAAATTGACCTTTCAAAAAAGTGTGTTTTTTCTCAAAAATTACCTATTTTTTACAAGTGAAATTTGTCGAAAACGAAAGGTAAAAAATTTGTCTAATTTTTGACGTATTTAAAACGAAGTTTTCTAGGGAAGAATACACTCAATTTTTAAAAAAGATAAAAAATTTAATAAAAAAGTACAAAAAATCATTAAAAAATGGTCATTTTCAATTTTTGAAATTTTTACTAAATTTTTAGAAAATTCAAATTTTTCCATTTTTGTCGATTTTTCCCAAAATCGCAATACTATTGCGGAATTATCCTTAGAGTTGTCTTAGAGCTCTAAGGATTCTCTAAGGATCAACCCCGAAAATCGTTAAAAAGTGCTGAAAATTTTTGAACCAGTTTTTTTTTATTTTACAATCTAATTTTTAAGATTTATATATTTGCATTAAATATTATAGAATTCAATGCGGTAATTACATTATAGAGCATTGAATTCCTTACATTATGGAAATAGAATTTAGTAGTATATTATTAGTACTTATAATTACGGAATTCAATTAAGATAATTTAGAAATTGTTATATATAAAGTATAGTACTAATAATCTTGAATTAACTGGAATTAGAATTAAGTTTTAATACTACCCAATTCAGAATGAGACTAGCTTTGGAAAATTCACTGATTTAGAGGGTATTAGTAGTTAAATTAGTCGAATTACTGAATTGATTAATTCTGAAGCGTATATAGAGGGATTGTAAAAAGGAACAGTATGTCGACCTCATTTCAGTTGCTTTTTCCTAAGCTATGCTCTGAGTCATGGGTTAATGGATTCTCAGTGGTAGAGTAGCAAATTAGAAAATCTAAAATCATATCTTGTATCATATTATAATCTATTCGAATGTAGTGAGAATTATACAAATTATATACATATCAAATAATACATGGATTATATAAGAAAAATCAAAAAAAAAAAAAAAAAAAAACGAATGCCTGAAGGCTAATGAGTTTTTTTCTACTATTAGTATATCAGAAATGAAGTATATATAGGTAGAAAATATATACGCACATTTTATGTCGTCCACAGAGGGAATTTAAGAGTAGTGGAACGGGTTCTATATTACATTATATATAGAAAGGAGAATAGAATGGCTAATTATCAGAATACTACTGAGCAGATGAAGCAGAATGAGTCTAAGGAATTTAGCGGTATACAATTAGGTAGAGTTAATATACTGAATTTATTCAAATCCTTTAGTCCTAAAAGTATGATCAGTGGAGTTAGTGGAGCTACTAAGAATGGTGCTGCTATAGGAGCTAAAGTATCTAATACAGTTAATAAAGGAATAATGAGTGGACAGTATATACCAGAAGCTCCTAATTTAGTTAATAAAACAGATTTTTCTAAAATGGGAATAAATATAGATGAGAAATTAAAAGAAAATAATATAAAAATGATAGAGAGTAAATTCTCCCATATAGAAGGACTTACACCAGAGTTATTAGATAGAAATAAAGTATATTTAAAAGATAATAGATTATGGAATAATTTAACATCTGAGAAGCTTGCTTCACAATTAGAATACCAAGGTGTATTTAATAAACCATTACATCCGTCAGCTAAAGGAGAGCCTGCTGCTATGATGGTAGGATGGGGAGATGCATTTAAGAAAGCAGCTATGGATCCTAAAATGCTAGCAGGAGCAGTAGAAGCTCTAAGTAGTGTTAAAGGATTAGAGAAAATAGGAGAATATGCTCAGAAAGGATTACCCTTTTTAGAAAAATTAGAAGGAAATCCAGATGATGTAGAAGGAGATGCTGCATTTATAGATTACCAGAAATATATAGAAGATGGATATAAGAATTACTTGAGTGATTATGAAGGTTTATTAGGTATGTATAAATACTATAAAATAAGAAGTGAGACTGCTCCTATTGGAGAAGGATTAGGAACAGAGTTATCAGACGCTTTCTTTGGAGATATATCATTTAATGTAGGATCTTTTATAGATGGTGCAGCAGACGCTGCTACTGAGTTTTGGCAAGAGAAGAGTTTACAAGCTTGGGACATGGTTAATAGTGGATTTGATCAATTTAATAACTTTTCCAAAACCTTGTATGAAGCTACAGGAGTTAAGATGCAATTAAATCCTGCTATACAAGAAAAGATATATGGAACAATGGAAAAACTGGGATTCGGTAAACCTGGTATGGGAACAGACACCAGAGCTAAATTACAAAGTACTCTAATACTCCATACAGAGATTACCTTCTTAGAAGAAAAGGTAACCCTATTAACAGAATCGTTGGTCACATTATTTGATAAGCATGATTTTTTAAATAGTAAGTCTACTGAAAGAATGATGACATTAAATCTTAGTAATCAACAAATAGACAAACTAAAACTAACTGAAGAAAATAAAAAATATAAAATACAAATTAAAAGAACCTATGGACACTCACCGGGTCAACTTCCTACTACAGGAGCTGATAAATATAACTTTAACGCAGAGTTCTATCCATTTGAAACCTTAGAAAACTGTGTTGCTGTCAGAGCTGGTAAAACATCAGGTAAGAGTACTAAAGAAGTAAAGAAGAATACTCAGAAAATTAACAGTGCGAAAAATGATGACAAGAGTACTATTACATATGAGAAGATTAGCTTTAGTATTATAGATGAGACAGTAACCAGTATACAAACGAATAATAAAATAAATGGTATACCTAAATATACTACATTTGAACAACTGATAGCATGGGCTGCTAGTTATTGCCTTACAGAGAATGTGAAGATATATTTACCTCCTATAGATGAGAGTAAAAAGGATGTACAAATTAGTGGAATTCCTATAAGTCCTCCTATGGGATTTTATGATCTAGTTTATTGGTTACAAGATCAGCATAAACTATGGGGACAAAGAGGAGTCAATATTTATACAGAACAGAATCGTGTCTATATAATACCTAAGAGTGGTAGATTTGATAATATAGAAGGAGAATACTCTTGGACATACGAACTGACAGTTGCTAGTAATAAGAACTATAATAAAGATGAATTCTGTATAATAATTCCTAGTAGAAAGAAAATAAAATATGTTATAGGAATGGATGATATTACCATACCAGCAGATTTAACCGATTATAGTGAAGTAACTACCTCAGCAGCTCCTACAAATAAAATGGGAGTAACAACATCAGCTAAATCAGAGGTATCTTCTAAAACAGAGACTAAGCAACATAACTACGCTATGACGATTCCTGAGAGTAATCCTACTAATAAGGTAATAAATGTAAGACTTCCTTATTGTTTCTTCTCAGTAGAGCCAGGAGACGTTATTAAGCTATATTGGAATAATAAAAAGTATGTAGGATCTGTTAGAAGATGGGTAAGTCAACAACAAGGTGTTTTTAGAATGGTTGCTATGCAATTAATAGTAGATGAACAAGAACAGACTCATGAAGATAAATGGACTAAAAATTCACCAGGTAATTTAATAGAGAATTTACAAGAAAAAGCACAATTAGCCAGAGCTAAAAGTGAGAAATGGTTGTGGGATAAAGCGGATGTATTCGGTAAGAAGACAGATGAGCTTTTTAAAAAAGTTTCTAATAAAGAAGGAAATGGGTTCTTTAACTTATTACAGCAATATATACCAGATATACCAATGCCTATACCTACGCATGATAATATTACTAATCCTAATTATACTTTAGGACAACAAAAAGTAGCTATGGGTAATTCCTTACCAGAAATACCTGATTGGGGTAATTTATCAGGAAGAGAGCAAGTTCAAAAGATGACTAGTGCATATGGTTACGATGAGTTCTTAAGGAAGAAAAAGGAAGTTACTGATGATGTATATAATAAAATACCACAGCCTACTAATCCTGTTAATAATAGCGTAACTATTCCAAAAGGAGCAAGATTTTAGTTAACTAATCAATATGTCTAGTTACATTCTAAAAATTTGATTCATTTTTACAAAATTTCCTTTTTAGCTATAATTTAGCGACATAATTAGCCTCCCATTTAAGGGAGGCCTTTTATGTCGTTTGCTAAAAGCTTTTGATACTTATATTCTACTATACTTTAATACCTGTTTTGTATCTGTTCTAAATGAGATCTACCATATCCTGTATCATGTCCCATATCATCGTTAGAGAAAGGTTTATGCAAAGAATTACCCGTCTCTTGTTCGTATTCATTTACTTTAGCTAAATCTAAATATATTTGCCCATAAAGCTCTCTGGTCAAATCTGGTTTTAAATCTACTATAGTAAATTCTGTCATATTCTTAATGTAATATATATATTCTTCATTATCGTTTGGTATAGTTACCTTATCCATATTATCCTCGAAATGTTCTATACTCTCTCTTAATACATTAGGACGTGTAATAGCATTCTTAATTCCTATACCTGGTTCTTGATACATTTGGAAATTAAATACATTAGCATTAGTATATCCTTTAGCTTTACACCATTCTAAGAATTCACTTAAATACTGATCATGCTCTAAATCTAAAAAAGGTAATAAAGAAATCTTCTTAGTAGTAACTGTACCAGAAGGGTGAGTTATAAGATCATCTTTATCCCAAGTAAACGCTACTTCTTTTAATAGGTGTCTGTATTTAAATACTCTTTCTACTTCTATATATCTTTCGTGTATACGTGTAGCAGCTGTATTTAAGTCACTATCTCTCCAAGTCTCATCATCTTTATATTTATCGTCTTCTAATAATACACGATCTCCGTATGTGCTGAAAGCTAAATACATAGGCACCATTATATCCAATTCAAATGGTCTTTCTATAGTATAAGTCTCAGGAGTATTGTATCCCTTAGTATCCCACGCTGTAGGATTACTCATAGATCCTGCCGCTATTATACTTTGACTAGGATATCTAATAAAATAATACATCTGACCATCGTATCCACTCATCCCCCAATAACATCTAACAAAAGCATTCTGATTTAAGAATCTAAGCATAGTATGATGATTCTTAGTATTAATTTTGAATTTCTCTCCTAAGTAATTAATTAACTCAGGTGGAATCTTATAATCTACCATCATATTAAAAGAGTATCTAAAATCATCATTTCTTTTAGTCATCCAGTATTGAGCTATATTATTAGCAGCTGGTCTACTAGTAACTACTACGCCACTATTAGTTGATATATGAGCATTTTTAAAAGCTATTCTAATCTCTAAATTATTAGTAGGATCTTTCTCGTCTTCGAAAGCAAATATTCTATACATAGATCCTCTCTCATCTAGATAATTCATTCCTTCTGTATTCCTAAAGGTATTATTCTCATACCCTTGATGTACATGTGTATGATCTACTTCAAAAGCTAAATTAAGTAAAGGCTTTCTAGCCTGAGCTAGTACCCCTGTATTCCAAAAGAAGTCTTTATCACTTTGTAATTGTGTATTAACGAATTCGTGCTTAAAGTCTACTACTCCTTTAAGATCGTTCTTAATCCATTTTCTTATAGCGTCAAAGATTCCCCCATACGTAACACTTAAATCATTACATTGCCAATAAGTTACTCTTCTATCTATATGGAATCCTTGACCGCCTCTTAATTGTCTTAAAACTGACATTACATTCTCCTCTCTATCTTTATATATACTTAATAGTCCTTTTACGATATTTGCCGTAAGGCATTCTTTATTTAAAAAGTTACCCGTAATGAGAACTTGTTCGAAATGGAGGGTATAGAATATATTACCGAGTATGTACGGAATAAAAATGACTACCTAATGGAAAAGTGTTTTGGGGATAGGCTATTAGCCGTAAGTGGGAACCCCTTATAAAGAAATCATTTTTATGGTCGGGACCCGGGTATTACGTAGTAATATTTGGGAGACCATAAAAATGTAAGGAAAAATTTCAATTTACCATTCGTAGAATGGAAATCTCATTTCTCCTTACATATAATATTAATGGGATTTACTATTATGAAAAAAAAAAATCATTCTTCCCCTATGGGGAATCATTACATATTTCCTTACATTAAGTAATATATCCTAATATAAAAAATTTCAATACTCCATTCTACGAATGTCGATTTCTTTTTTCCTTACATCAATTTTAATACTTGATTGTATACAAAATTTCATTCTTTCCCGTAGGGAAATCATTTCTTTTTCTTACATTGAATAGTATATCTTAGTATATAAAATTTCATTTTCTTCGTATCCGTGTAGGATATACCTCTAATTAAAAGTAGGTGAAACTGGAGGAAGTATTAACGATATATATAATTTGATAGAAAGGAAGTGTAATATATAAGATGATTTTTTTGAATAAATTAAATGGTATGGATTTAGCTAGAGTAGTATGTTATCCTGATGATATTCCTAGATTAGATAGAAATACGGCTATAATTATACCAACTAATGACGAAGGAACTTTTTATGAAATAGCTACTAAGTTAAAGGCTGGTAGAGGGAATTTTAGAATTAAGAATCCTAGAGGGGTATTTATTCCTAAAACGGCGAAATTTAAAGTAGGTAAAAAGACAGATATCTATAAGAATAAAACCTATAGTGATGATGTAGCATTAGCTAATAAGAATGGATTCCATATAGCTAGTTATAGTACTGGATTATTTAAAGATTATAATATGTTTTTTAATTATTGTAAGATAATAAATGAATTCTTTGTAGGAAAGATGAATAGTGGAATAAATACTACTATATGGAAAACAGTAATCGACTTTAAAGGAGTAGGACATGAAAAAAGATATATTTTATTTTGTCCAGAATTAGTTAATATGAATATAAGAAGTGGTAGTAGTATCGTAGCAGGATCGTATAAATTTAAAGATCCTTATATTAGCTTTTTATGGAATTTAAAATGGCATAAAAGTGAAATGATAAATTTACTGAAAAATAACAATTGTAAATTGATATGGACAGATTGGAAGATGACCTTTGTAGTAGACTATAATAGCGATACACGAAGTCCTGAAGATATATACGATAATATATTTTTAAATATTAGAAAAATGGCTATGGGTAAAATGGCAGGAAACGGAGATGAAGTAGAATATACTGAAGCTTTAATAGACGCTGTGGCAAAAGCAGACGAAGAGAATTTAGAAGCTGCTATAAGGATACAAGAAGAACTAGAGAAAAAAGAAAAGCCTATATCAGGTATTAGTAACAAAAATAAAGTAGATAGCTTAAAACTCAGTAGAAAAGAAGAAAAAGAAGCTAAAGCAATAGAAGCAGCATTAGCAGTTACTAAGATAATAGAAGACAGTAAAGCAGTTAAACAAAAAGTACCTGTCAGACAAAGTACTTTAGAAAAAAGACAATCTTCCATAAAGGAAAGAAATCTAACAGAAATAATGGCTAAAATGGAAGTTATGGCAGATAACGTATTAAAGCCTGATACTTTAAGAGAAGGAGAAATGTTTGGTGAATTCAGTATTCAAAATATGGATAAGCAATATGAAGAAGTCGCTAAAAAAGATAGAATAGAAATTGCTGAATCTTTAAATAAAAATAGTATACCACTTTTCTTAACAAACTATAAAGAAGAAAAGAATATGACTAGTAAAGATACTAATTCTCGTAAAGTACAAATGACATTTGAAAGTCCAGATAATCCAAAAGAGAGACATACCTTTACAGTAGATATTCCTGAATTAAAAGATGGTAAGTTCCTACATATAGGAGGATCTGATAAAGTAATGATTCGTCAAAAAATGGCTTTACCTATAATTAAATTAGAAGATAGCGTTTGTTTTACGACATACTACAATAAAATGTTCATTACTCATTCTACAGGAAATTATAATAAAGTAATATTTAAAATACGTAAATTCATTAGATGGCTTAGAAAAGAATATCCTGCTAACGAATTGAAACAATGGTTTTCTTTTACTCCTGCTTACTTTAAAGCTAAAAAAGAAAATAAGTTATCTCCTGAATTATTAGAAATAAGTAAATTCTTCGAATATATGAAAGTAGATGAGAATAACTGGTTAGACCTAGCAGGAAATCCTCCACAACAACTAGCGATGATAGACGGAACAATATTTAGCTGCAACTATCACGACGACGTTATATTTGGAGAAAATGGTAAAGATACTAATGTGATGAATGTATTCCATACTTTAGTAAATAAATTACCTGATAAAGACATGGTAAATATGTGGAATACTATAGCTAAATCTAAAGCAAGTGATGCTATGGTTTATTCTAGAGTAAAGGTACTTAATCAAAATATTCCATTAATCTATATTCTATTACAAGCATTTGACGAAAATTTACTAGATATATTAGAAATACTTAAAAACGATTACGGGTTACAATATCAAATTACCTCTTTATCACAAGGAGAAAAACCTAATAAAAAATACGACAGAGATGATACTGATAGATTCTTATTTAAGAATTTCTATTTAGACATCACTTATAAGAATATACCTAATAGATGTCTATTAACTCCGTTAAATGATGTAGATTTAACTTCTTATAATAGTCTAAATCTTAAGGGTATTATAGACGACCTTATTCCATCGTCTAATACTGTACTTTATTTAGAGAACTTTAGAGATCTTTTTATAGATCCTATTACTAAGCAAATTATGGAAGACTGTGGTATGCCGTCTAATTATGGAGAAGCTCTAATATATGCTAATAGTATGATGTCTAACTATGATCGTACTCGTAGTGATATATCGTTAAAGAATGAAAGAATGCCTAGTAATGCAGAAATAATAGAAGGAGCACTTTACAAAGCTATTTCTAATAGTTATCAAGAATGGTCTGTTAAAAAGAAAAGAGGAGCTAAAAATGCAGCATTTTCTGTAGAGAAAAATGCTATAATAAAAATATTATCTACTTTACCAAATGTAGAAGAATCTTCTAAAATAAATCCTGTACAACACGTAGACAAAAGTCTTACTATATCAAATAAAGGATTATCTGGAATAAACAATGATAGATCTTATACTGTACCTAAAAGAAGATGGGATAAATCGTTCTACGGTACTATGTCAGATGTATCTCCTTATGGTCCTAAAACAGGAGTTACTAACCACTTAGCTGTTAATCCTAATATAACAGATATAAGAGGATATTTTAAAGATAAAGAACCAGAAGACGTTACTCCTAGTGAAGCTATGTCTGTGTCAGAAGCTCTGGGAACATTCTCACAAAAACATGACTCTTCTCCTCGTACAGCAATGGGTATGATGCAATTTAATCACTTAATGGGAGCAGAAGGAAGTGAGCCTTCATTGGTTACGTATGGTATGGATGAAATGATGGCTTCCCTAGACACTGACTTTTCTAAAAGATTAGCAGATGATGCTGAAGTATTAATGATAAATGATAAGTATCTAAAATTACGTTATCCTAAAGTATTAGTAGACGGTAAGCCTTATGAAGAAGTAATCCATTTAGACGCAGTAGAACGTAACTCTGCTAAAGCATTCTTTATACCAAATACTTTAGTATTAAATAGTAAATTGAAATTAAAGAAAGGTAGTAAAATACCTAAAAATACTATAGTAGCTTATAATCCTAATTTCTATCAAGAATTTGGATCAGAAATAGTATTTAAAAGTGGTCCTATAGTTAACGTAGCCATCCATAGTACACAATACGCTTATGAAGACGCTACTGTGTTATCTGAGTCATTGGCTAAAAAACTCCAGACTAAAATACTAAAAAGAATAGCCGTTAAAGTGACTCCTAGAATGAAGATATTTGAAGCTAAATTATCTTTAGGTAAAATATCAGCGGGAGACGTATTAATAAAAGTATCAGAAGATAGTGGATCAGAATATTTAAATGCTATGTACGATAGTGAGTCTTTAAATGATTATTTGATGAAAGTTAAAAAATCTAACTACAATGGCGTAATTAAAGATATATTCGTTTATTACAAATTAAGTCAAGATGACAAGAAACATATGGATCCTAGTATAAAGAAATTTATGACAGAAATAGATAAATATTATAGAGAATTGTATAATGGATCAGAACTAGCTAAGAATCTACCAGCTTATGCGGTTAATAAACTAATAGATCATGTGACAGAATTTACTAACAATAGAAATAATAAAGTTAACGGTGACATTGTAGAAAAAGGGGAAATATTAATAGAATACTTTATTGAGATAAATAAAAACTTCTCTTCTGGAGATAAAATCACTATAGGAAATACAGCGTTAAAAGGAGTTACTTCTAAAATATTCCCTGATAATAAAATGCCAGTAGGAGTTGAGACAGGTAAAAGATATGACTTAATTCTATCTACTTTCTCTCCTCTTAAAAGGATGATTTATTCTACATTCTTAAACGGAGTGCTTACTCAATGTATGCAGAAAATGAATAACGACATAAGAGATATTATTAAGAAGCACAAAAAATAAATTATTTAATAGGAGGATAATATGGCTAATAAAAAAGCTACTAGAGATATGTTATACAATCTAGTAAAGAAGAAATTAGAAAAAGAAGAAAAAGGATACGGAGAATCTGGTGTCATAGACAATGATTTAGTATCTAAAATATTATTTACTTGCAAAGGAATAATAAATACTTACCCTACTAATATAATAACTTCTGGAGAAGCATTCTCAAAAGACGATGTAAATACTTTAGACGCAGGGTTTTATCATTCCCAGAAAAGCATAGCTAAGTTAAATAAATCAATTATTCCTTATATGGATTCTATAGAAGAAGAATGGAACGAAAATAAAGACTTAGAGTCTTTAATGAATAACTTAAGTAGATTAGACTTTGCTTTACCACAAAATATGATAGGTCTGCCAACAGTTTCTAGAATAATAGAAAAAAATGCTAAAGCTGATAATATAGACGATGAGGACCAATGGGCTTTAGATAAGGTTAGAGATGAATTATTTAAAGATATAAAAATAATTACTAAAAGACTGATAGATTTTAATGATTTCTTATTTTCTATAAATTTAGATAAAAAATATAATCAAGAAAAAGGAGTTATAGAAGATGTCACTCAATCTTTAGGAGCCTATGCACGGGTATTATATATTATAGGAACTTTCTTAGATGAGCAAATAGTAGCTTACGAAAAGATAAAAGATTATAATAAGGTAGTACTAGGATAATGTCAGTAATAGATCTTTTAAAGGACGTAAATATAAATAATATCCCTGATATACCATTTAATGTATTTCTAAAGAATGAAATAAATAGAAGTGGTACTGGTCCTATAAATATAGAAACCTATAGAACTCTTAAAAGATTAGAAGCTTGCGGTATTCCACAGATATGTATGAGATCTGTGATATACGGATACGAAGATTTTCCATCGTTAACTATTTTTAATCATAACGATAAAGACTCTATTATAGAAGATAAGAGAAATTTATACAACAACATTAAGAGACTACAATCTATAATAAAAGAACATAATTTAATTCCTAGTAGATATGGTATTTATCCTGAAATGAACGATAATGAATTAGTAGAGTATCTAAGTTACATACACTTTCTAATTTATAAAAAAGATTTATCAATAGATAATAAGAGAGGTATACTAAAGTATCTTACTCTAGGAGTGTCTAGAGCTAGAATAGTAGGTTATATATTAAATGATAATTTTGTTACACTACCAGAAGTAGAATCCTTGGATGAGAAATACTCTATTAAAAAAGCTATAGACAAATACACAGAGGAAAATAATATTAAAATAACCCTCCCATTTTAGGGAGGGTCTTTTATATCGTTCATAAAGCATTTCTAAATCTAATACCATACTTCTCTTCCATTTTCTTAATATAAGCTTCCTCCGCATTTCCTTTATTCTTCTCTATACTTTTACTATCATATGGAATAGTATCTACTACAAGATCAAAATATAAAGACAAATATGTAATAGGGAATATTACTCCATCTTCTTTAAATTCCATCTTAATAAAAAATTCTAACCTATCTTGTTCTTGCCCTATATCAGATGTAGTATCGTATATACGTCTGTAGGAGCCCATATTTGGCGTTCTGACGATATATTTTAATCCAAGCTTCCAAGCACTAGCTAAAGTCTTAACTAGCTCAGGATCCCTTAAAGAACGCTCTATTTTCTCTCTTAATAAATTATTCATTTTTAACTTTTTATCTAATCTATTAAGTATCTCGTATATAATACCATCGCTGTATATCGACTTAAAAGTTTTTAAATCCAATATAATCCCTCCTTAAATAAAAAAAAAAACAACATAAAAAACCTCTCCACAAACGGGAGAGGTTAATCTATGTTATCTTCGTTTCTTTTTCTTTTTTGCCGCCTTTTTCTTTTGTTTCTTCTCTATGTTGCATTTCTTATCTTGCGGCTTATCTGGGTGTATTCATATCCTTAATGAAAGTTTTAATCACTTCTTCTATTGCCTCTCTAATAGCTAATAGATCATTAGAAGTATTTACACCCTCTACCGCCTTTTGAGTAAGGAATCCAGTCTCTATCTCATGGAAGAATACATCTACGCTAATTTCTCCAGCATTCAACGCTTTCAATAATTCATAGATTCTCAATTTTCCATCTTCAGAAATTGTGAATTTCTTACCTTCAAGAGCTTGTACTGCTAAATAGTCGAGATCGTTATTAATTACGACTTTTACACCATTCAATAAACTTTCAGGACCTTTAGGTTCTTCAGGTTTTTCTGGTTCTTCCTTAGGTTCCTCAGGTTTAGGTTCTTCAGGAACTTCTGGTTCAGCCTGTTTTGGTTCTTCTTCCTTAGGTTTTTCAGGAGCAGGTTCTTCAGGTTTTGGTTCTTCCGGTTTAGGTTCTTCTTTAGGACCTTTTACGTATACAGGTTTATCTGCTACTTTATCGATGTAGTAATATCTACCGTCTACGCTGAATATCTCTACACCTTCAGGTGCGTCTTCTAAAATCATAGCACCTGTCTCAGCATCAAATGGGTTAGTAGTTTTCTTTACGAAGACTTCTACAGCATTCCCATTTTCATCAAATCTTTTGACAAAGTACTTACCATCTCTTAAGAATACATCTTCACCTCTATTAGCCTCAGGAAGTTCTTCTTCCTTCGGTTTTTCAGGAGCAGGTTCTTCAG